AGCGAAGAAGAAAAAAATGAATTGCAAAAGAATATTGATGATTTACGATCTTCTCTTTCGACTAAGGAAGAAGTCGCCGCGAAAGAGAAAAAAGCGATGGAGCAACAATATGCCAAAGAACTAGAAGTAAAAGGTAAGGAAGCTGAAACATGGCGAACACGATTTACGACTTCAACAATCGAACGTGCATTGATTGATGCTGCGGTAGAACAGAAGGCTGTTAGACCACAACAACTTGTTGATTTATTATCAGGAAAAACACGTTTGGTTGAACAAGTGGCAGATGGAAAATCAACTGGGGAATTCGTCCCTCAAGTTAAATTTGAGGGTAAAGATAAAGACGGAAAGGCTATATTATTAGACCTTCCTGTCAAGGATGCATTGAAACAGATGAAAGAAGATGCCGATTCTTACGGAAATCTATTCCTTTCTGACGCGACTGGAGGCACAGGACAAACCCCGACTCCAGGGGGTAATAGAGGCACTGTCAATTTATTGGATACAGCGACGTACATTGCCCAACGTAAAAAAGGATTGAAACTAGAGCAAGTCAGAGGATGAAAAGATGAAGTTCCAAACGTTCTACGCAAATAGCATTGATGCCCTTATTCCTGAAATTTGGGCAAATGAATCATTATTGATTCTTGAGGAAGAGATGGTTATGGGTAATTTGGTTCTCCATGATTTTAGTGATGAAGTTGCTAATTTTGGTGAGACAGTTCATACTCGTAAGCCTGGTGAATTTGTTGCTGTTCGCAAGACTAATGCTGACAGTGTTACGAATCAGGATGTTGATGCGACCGATGTTGAAGTCGTGTTGAATCAGCATGTGCATGTTAGCTTTATTATCAAAGACGGTGAACAATCCAAGGCATTTAAGGATTTGGTGCAACTTTACTTGGCACCTGCTATGCAGGCTAATGCCCGTATGTTGGATCAGGCACTTGCTGGCCAAGTGATGAGGTTCCTTGCTAATACTTGCGGTGCATTAAGTGGTTTAACGAACAGCAATGCTCATGATTATTTGATTGATGCCCATGATCTACTGAATCAGAATAAAGCATACACGGAAGGACGTAACTTAGTCTTGACTTCTGCTTCTGAAGCTCAAATGCTCAAGACTGATCTATTCATTTCTGCTGAGCGAGTTGGTGATGGTGGTCGTGCGTTGCGTGAGGCTTCGCTCGGTCGTAAATTTGGTTTCAATTGTTTCATGGATTTGAATACTCCTTCGTGCAGCGGTGCAATGACTACAACGACCACGACTAAGTTGGCAACAGTCAAGGGTGCTACTGCTCCTGGTGATTGCTTGACGGCTGCGGTCGGTGTCGGTACTTATATTACGATTGCTGGTGATATGACCCCGTTGCGTAGCACAACGAATACCACGACTCTAGTTCCCACGCGAGCAATTCGCGAGGCGACAGCGAGTGGTGCAGTTGTAACCAAGTATCCTACGGCGGCAGTTGATTTGACTGCTAATTACGTTTCGGGTTGGGTCAAGGCTGTCCATATTGATGGTGGTGCTGTCCCGCATGTTGGACAACTTGTATCTTTTAATGCTGGTGACGGTGCTACTGGTACTGTGCGTACCCCCGAGTACGTTATTATTCAGGTTGATAATACTGCTGCTTCTGATTATGACATTACATTGGATCGTCCTCTTGAGACTGCTTTAGCAAATGATGATCTTGTTTGTCTTGGTCCCAATGGTAGTTTCAATTTTGCTTTCCACCGTAATGCTTTGGCTCTTGTTAATCGTCCGTTAGCTCTGCCGATTCCAGGTGCAGGTGCTAAGGCTGCCGTCGCTGTTTACAATGGTATGGCAATGCGTGTTGTCATGCAGTATGTAAGCGAACTGCAAGGCCATCGTGTTACGATTGATAGTTTGTTCGGTGTCAAAGAACTTGATACCGCCCTCGGTGCTGTCCTCTTAGGTTAAGGAACACGGTGCGGGTGATCGCAAGATCACCCGCACTTTTCCTACTATGGACAACTGCAAAGACTCACAACGTGAATTCTGTGACTACAGATTTAGTAGTCAAGATAGAAAATTAGATAATTTAGATAAAAAATTAGATACGTTGATTGATGTAATCAAAGGTAATGGTAAATTAGGAATGGTTCTTAGAGTAGATAGATTGGAACAAGCACGCAAGCGACAAGTTAAATTGATCTGGGTAATTATAAGTGGTATTTTTGCATTACTTTGCAACACAGCAGCCGGACTATTAGGATTCTAAAATGGGAAGAACCTCAAGACTCATGTATAGATTATGGCGCTCTTGGGGTGTTCCTGTCGCCCTATATCGCGTAACAGATAGTGTAGTTGATCGTAAAACAGGAAAAATAGAATTAGTTACAGAAAAAATTAAAATTAGACATGGTGTGAAAACACCAGTTGATGAAAAATACTTTAAGGGAGTAAAGATTGGTGATATAGGACTAATCGTTGCATTGAATGAAACACCAGGACGAGAAGACTATTTTGTGATTGATGGATTTAGATATAGCGTGGTTTCGCATCAAACAGTTGACGAAGGTATCTACTTCCATTTACGCAAAGTACAAAAACAAATACCTCATCAAGAGTTGGAAGGTGTAAGGAAAGATCATTTAGAATTAGGAGACAATAATGCCAGTAATTGACCTGAAAAAGGCCACAATACATATAATAGATGGCGTGGACAATGAAATTGAAATACGCATTGGTGAAGGTAATTTAATTTGGAAAGAAACTAGAAACAGGCAATATATCTTAGATCGTGGTAGATTATATGCTGTCAGGGAAAGTGATGAGACAGCAATTGATGTATCTTTCGCATTTACTTGGGATTGGTTGCGTTCGGATGATTCTGTTACAATAGAGGAAGCACTCAAACAAGTAGGTGCTGCTGAACATTGGGTTACATCTGGTTCAGACATTTGTGAACCATATGCTGTCGATATTCAAATTGAAAATAATAATGGATGCGATGAAATTTTAGATGAAAGGATTACATTATCAGAATTTCGGTACGAGAGTCTTGACCATGACCTTAAAGCCGGTACAGTTTCAGTCAACGGTAAGTGCAATAGAGTTGCACCTACAGTTGTGCGAATAGAGTTAAGTTTGTGGGATGTATTTAGTTGGAGCGAATGGGATGTATTTAGTTGGGAAGGATGGGACGAACTATGAATCAGAATTGGAATAGATGGATTGAAGCTTCATGCACAGATTATTTTGAAACCAATAAAGGTGAGTATAATTTTTGTACCGAAGGTGATCGTGTAGACAAGAACAAATTTGATTTATGGTGCGACTTTTATTTCATTGGGCCAAAAATCCAAGAATTAAGTCGCAACTTTTATCGTCTTGATTGCACAATCCAACTGGTATTAACTGAAGTACCGAATGATCAAGACGCATATAGATTACAGCAAATGGTTGGATATTTTGCTGCACTTTACGGCATGATTCCAGTGTATAGGTATGGATTAACAGCAGATGATATGGAGAATGATCAAACACTATTAGGTTGCTTGCAGCTTAATGGTCCAGTTGATACGAATGTTGTAGGTGAAGAAACTAAATTGATGCAAGCGACAGTTCGTGCGGATTTCCGAATGTACCTTGAAGGAGACGACTAATGCCTGTAATTGACCTCAAAAATACTACGATTAAGATTCAAGATGGTGATAGTAATGAGATTGAAGTACGTGTTGGTGAAGGTAATATTACTTGGAAAGAAACCAAGAATCGGCAATATATTTTGGATCGTGGTGAACTTGATGCGGTGCGTGACGGTGATGAAGCACCTGTTGATTTGACACTGGCTTTCACATGGGAATGGCTCAGGTCCAATGGAGCTGAGGCTGTTACGGTGGAAGAGGCACTCAAGAAGGAAGGTGCTGCATCAGCATGGGAAACTTCTGGTGCTGATGCTTGTGAACCATATGCAGTCGATATTATTGTTGAAAATGAAGGTGGTTGTGGTGCTGTTCTTGATGAATTGATTACTTTTTCTGAATTTCGTTACGAAAGTCTTGACCATGATCTTAAATCTGGGACTGTTACAGTCAGCGGTAAGTGTAATGAAGTTGCACCGACTATCATTCGGACTGCTTTATAACCTAACACCAGGAGCACTTCTATGAAAATCGGCGGAAAAGCGTTATCGGCTCCCAAGCCAGAGATTATAGTTATCCCTCGTGATGAGGATGCAATCGTATTCCATGCACAGGCGATACTAGATGATTCTGAATTTGATAATCTTTGTCCAACACCTTTACCACCTATTATTACGAAGAGGGGTGGCTCGCAATTTAAGGATGTGGAGGATCGTAAGTTTCTTGATAAATTAGCCCAACATTCACGTAAACGGTTTGCTTGGTTGATCCTCAAATCATTATCAGCAACTCCGGGTCTTGAATGGGAGAAGGTTGATCTCAAGAATCCAGATACTTGGTTACTTTATGACGAAGAATTAAAGGCAACTGGATTCGTTCAGGCTGAAATAAATCGGATTATTCAAGGTGTTATGGATGCTAATGCAATGAATGATGAAAAGGTCAAACAGGCAAAGGACCGTTTTTTACTTTCGCAAGCGGGGGAGTTGCCCTAAAACTCCCTCCGGGGAGAACAGTTGACTATCAAATCTGGCACGCTTGCGAGCGTTTTAATATATTACCGCCAGAAGTTAAAAATAAATGGGACGAGAATGATTGGTGGACACAATTGTGTTTACTTGAATATGACTTTGGGAGAACGACCGAGGACGTGAAAATGCAGGGCTTGCTATGATAACCGTAAAAAGTGGCCTCAAGAAGATGAAGTTCAATAGTATCAAATTGCAAAAGGACATGGCAATTACTTTAGAACAAATCTTCACTGAGGCCATACATGCCTTTATGGTTGAGTTAATAAATCATGTTCCAGTACAAACTGGCATGGCCCGTGCTTCTATTCAACCACTTGCTGAGTGGTTGTCACGTCAAGTTGGCAGAAAATTTCTAAAGGGCGTTGGACCGGTGACGGTTCCAATTGATCCTAAGCGAACTGGACCCTGGGCTCGTCAGAGACGAGCCAAGGGTCCCTCTTTAGGTAAGCAAGAGCCATTCCTTAGTAAACAGGGTAGTAATCAATATCTCCAGAATCTTGTATTTACGTGGGATACAAAAGTTCCACATTGGTCTTATTTGGAAGATGATTCGCATCCCAAAGTAAAGAGTGCCCCGTGGCACGCTACTGAATACGCTAGTAATGATTTCTGGACTATAATTTCTAATGCAATAACATATCGGATGCCACAATTGGCAAATTATATTATACTCTCAGAAAGGACCGTGGAATATGAGTGAACAACGACAAGTAATGGTTTGGGATGTTGGTCAACCTGTACGAGCTATGAATTCAGTGACAAGGTCACTAGAAAAAGTTAATAGTACACTTGACGCATCAACAAAATATTATAAAACAGTTGATGAAAAAGGTAAGACATTAGTTGTTACATGGGAAAAACAATTAGATATTGGTACAAAATTAACTGGCACATTGAGACTTCAAGGTGCTGTATGGCACAAGGTTGGAGAATCTGTAGAATATACGACTAAAGCTGTCGATAAATTAACTGCAGCAGAATTGCGGCATATGAAGGTTGTTGATTCAGTTAATGCCAAACGAGAAGCAGCTCGTTTTAGAAAATTACCAGCAGCTCAACAAAAATCTTACGTTGATCCTTTTAGTCTTAATGCTGATATTGAAGGGGAGCGACTACAATCTTTAAATCAATCACTTGCTAAAGACAAACGAAATTATGGTGTTGGATCAATCTTTGAGGAGGCAAAGGCACATGAAAAAACCGCAACGAGAATTGCTAAGGCTTCTACTGATAAGGCCGATGCCTATGTAAAAAATAATGAACGTATTGCATTATCTTGGCAGGGTATAATACGAATCATTGAAGCTCAATTATTATTTCGTGTAATTGCACAAGTTGTGCAGCAATTAAGTGAAGCAACTAGAACTGCTGAACAGTTCAGCATTAGATTAGCTGAAATTCAAACTATTAGTCAAAAAGCGGGAACTAGTAATAAGCAATTAAGTAATGAAATATATGAATTGTCTAATGCTTTCGGTTTGCCTGTTCTACAGGTAGCTGAAGGTTATTATCAAGCAATTAGTAATCAGACTGTTACTGCGGCTAATGCTACTGCCTTTATGCGTGAAGAAGCTAAATTGGCAACAGTTGCTGTATCAACACTTGATGAAGCAGTTAATTCTACTACATCTATACTTAATGCTTTTGGGATGAATATATCAGAGGCTGCTAGAGTTAATGCAATATTATTTAAGGGTGTTGATTTAGGTCGTATGCGCCTTGATGAATTAGCTAATTCATTAGGTCGTGTATCTCTATTTTCTAAGCAATTAGGTATTACTTTTGAAGAACAGACTGCTGTATTAACTACCTTGACGGTTAAAGGTATTCAACTTCATGTTGCTGAAACTTTATTAGCAAACGTCCAAAAGCATTTGATGCAACCTACTAAAGAGATGAATGCACTCTTTAGGGAATGGGGTGTTACTTCTGGTAAAGTTGCCATTGATACATTTGGTTTTATTGGTGTCTTAAGAAAGATGGCAAAGGCAGCAGAAGAATCTGGTGATGCTGCATCATATATGGCAGGTTTGTGGCAAGATATACGTGCAACAGTTGGTGGTATCGGTTTGACACAGTCGCTTGATACATTTGAAACACATATAGCAAAGATGCTAACTGAAGCATCAGGAGAATACGAAAAGGCAGTTGATATTGTTATGTCTGCACCTGGTAAGAAGATGCAGATAGAACTTGCAAAAATGAAGAATTATTTCACTAAAGAGTGGGGTGATTCAATATTAAAATTCTTGATTGGTTTGGCTGATAGATTCGGTGGTCTTGATAAAGCTGCTGCGACATTGATGAATCGTGTATTACCATTTTTAGCGACTTTAATTGCTATCAAGGGTGTTATTCCTGGTACAGTCGCTGGTTTTAATTTCATGCGTCTTGCTTTGAATACTCTTAGTGTTTCAGTAGGTATTGTTGATAAAGGAACCAAGGCACTTACACTTTCTACAACTGCATTGGCATCAGCCCAGACATTTGGTCTATCAATAGCTATCTATGCTCTTGTCGAAGCGTGGCAATATGCTTCAAAAGCAGAAGAACGCTATCTTGAAGGATTAAAAAAGGTTATTGATTCGAATAATGAAATTTTAGATAAGGCTGCTGAGGAAGAAACTAAGAAGTTAAGTGAAACGAATAAAAAATGGGATGATGCTTTCAAAGAAAGATATAGAATTTTTCATCTTTTTATTGCAGCTATCCGACAAGTAAATACTCGAATGATTGATGAATTAACAGAAAGTATGAAACAATATACTAAAGTCATTAATGCTGAATATAAGATTTTGATTGATGGTCTTGAAGCAGGTATCAAAAAGATTAAAGATCAAGCTAGTGCTGCAAAGGCAGAAGCTGAAAAAGCACAAGCATTTTTAGATAGATTAAAACAGAGAGGTGATGAATTTGCTTTTGAAGCAAGACTAAAAGGTAAAACACCTGAAGAACAACAAACGATATTATTAGACGAGGCTAAGAGACAAAGACTTGTTGGTTTGGGTGCTAAAGATACAAAGAGTGCAGAACATGCATGGAATAAATTTGAAAAGATAATGGCCAGGTACCACGATGTATCATTAAAGATGATAGAGGATGAAGCGAGTGAGAATGTAAGAGTTCAAGTAACAGAAGAAAAGAATTTAGAAAGATCATTAAATAAAAAGAAAAAAGCACAAGAGGCTTATTTTAATAGTGTTCAACGTATTCGTAGGCGTACTTTTGGTTCGCGTTATCAACAACGTATTGGACGCAATCAGCAACGTATGGCAGACGCTGCAATACGTTATCAGCAACGTATGGCAGACGCTGGAGTCGAGGGTGTTGATCCTACACGCAAGCAATTGGTTAATGAAGAATTCCAACGTCTCCAGAAAAAGGAAGAGTCTGCTAAAAAAGTACAATTAATCGAACTTGCCACAGAACAAACACGATTAGAATTTGAAAAGAAATCAGAAGAAAGACTGAAAGCAAAGAGAAAAGAAGAAGAGGAAGAAGGCAAAAAAGCATTAGCACGAGAAATGTATTTAATTCGATTCAAAGAAAAGATGAAAGAATTAGAAGCATATAAATTTGATCCTAAGAAGGGCGGTAAATCAGTAGAAGCAGAACAACTGATTAATGAGGCAAAATGGGCAGCTATTCTTGCTGGTGTTGAAAAAGAACAGTTGAATACATATTTTGGGCAAATTGAAGCCAGGCAAAAAGTATTGCGAACATTAGAAGGTCAACAACTAATTTCAGAAAATTTATTAAAACTTCAAAAAGTAGCAAATGATAATGAAAAAGAACAAATAGCAAATAAAGACGCATTAGCTAAGGCAACAGGAGAGAGAAATGCTGCTGAGCTTGATTATAAAAAAGTATGGTTTGATAATTTACTACTAATTGATGCAGAAATAAGCAAACGAAAGTCTACAGCTTTTGGTTGGGCTGAATTGGGGAATAAGAAAGAATATGAACGATTCCAAGATTTACAAGAAATCCAAAAATTATTAACTATACTTGAGTATACGGATCAAACAGACGAATCAAATAAAACTCCTTATTTTTATCAAAGGAAAATAGAATCATTACAAATGCTTAGCAAAATGATGAAAGAGGCTAGTCTATATGGGAAAGGAATGAGCATTTTGACTGATAAGAATACATATACAGATCAAGCAGTGATAATAGAAAATATGACTAAATCAACTGAGAAATTAGCAAAAGCAAAAAAAGAATTTAATGAAGTAGAAAGCAAAAAAGGTCAGTTAGAGGAAGATTTAGCAGCACTTGATGCTGCATTGGCATTAATTCCACCAGAATATCGTGCTCAAATTGAAGCAATGAAAGAAGCTGCTAAAGCAGAAGTCGATACAATCCAGACACGAAGAGATGCAATAAGATTATTAGCAATAGATTTAGTTCGGTTGGCTGAGTTGTATCCGACAATCTTCCAGACTCCAATCAAACCGAATCCTGTAGGACAGAATCAAGCAACTGGTGGTTTTGTTCGTAGATTTGCATCAGGTGGTCCAGTTGGGACAGATACTATACCTGCATGGCTATCACCGGGTGAATATATCTGGAACGCACGTACAACGAGACAATACTATCCTTTAATCAATGCTCTAAATCGTTCAACTGGAAATACAACAAATGTGGGAGATATTAACGTCACAGTCAAGGGTGGTGATACATCACAAATGACTGTTCGTAATATTGGGCAGGCTTTGAGGCGTGAAATTCGGCGTGGAACTGTCAAACTGAATTAGGAGTCAGAAATGGAAAATTTGCAATTAAAAGGTATAATCAAGGTAGAATTGATACGAGATGGTAAAGTTATTAAATCAATGGAATCAAAGAATCTTTTTACTATATTAGGTCGTAATCATATACTTGATGTTGTGTTTGGTAATAGTTCTCCTGTTACTCAAGTAAACCCTTGGTATATTGGTCTCATTGATAATGATCCAGTTCCTACGCCTCATCCTGCTGATACGTTGGCATCTCATACAGGTTGGGATGAGGCAACTGGATATACTGGTAATCGGAAGGCGTGGCCAGACGCCAATGCAGATGACGGTACAAAGGAATCATCTAGTGTTGCTACATTCGCAATGACTGATACTGCAGAAATCTATGGTATTTTTATCTGTGCGGCAGCGAGTGGTACATCTGGTGTATTGATGTCAGAAGGTGCCTTCACTGATCCTATTGCTGTAGTCAATGGGGACGATTTTAAGGTTAGTTACACTATTATAGCTACCTCAGCATAAGGAGACATCAAATGTATGCCTGGGAGAGTGAGTTAGGTACATTATCAGGATTATCAGATCAAGCGGCATCTGATGCGATAAATGATATGACTATAGTAGTGCCAATTGTGCCTAGATATAAGATTAAGAGTTATCTCTATAGTCAAGGTTGTTATGCCAAGATGCTAGAATCTTTGGATTCGGCTGATGTACCAACTAAAGGTTTGATTCAAACAGTTTTAGCTTTTTTGATTGATCCTGATTTCGAGAATCTTGATTTGTCACTTCCCGATGTTAGAATTATACTTAATTCATTAAAAACAGCAGGTATTTTGACAGAAAAGCAACATACTGATATATTTATGATGCAGACGACACAACTAAAATACATGCCAAGAGCTACTGATCATCAAGTTGCAGAAGTAAGGAGTAAATAATGAGTACACAAGCAGTTTATGAAAAACGCGGTACTTCTATTGTATTTAAAGATACAGCTGGTGATAAATTAATTGATTTATCAGGATTAGCTCAAGTTGCAGGTCGATTATCTGCATTTTATGACCGTGGTGCTAATGCTGCACCTGCTGAGTATGAAGTCCGTGCATATTGTAAGTGGGAAGCAACAGTCACACTTAATGAGATGATGCATGTCTATTTATGTCAATCTGATGGTACTCATACTGATGCTGGTCTTACTTTCCATGAAACTAATGATGCTGCATTAACACTAGCACAATGCAGTAACCTCAAATTTGTTGGTGTTGTTAATGCTGATACAGCAGATACAAATGAACATGGTTCTACATTTATAGTCAAGATAACAAGTCGGTATTTTGCTATTGGTATTTATAACGATTCCGCTGCCAAGGACTTATTAGATTCAGCTGGTGCTTCAGCAATTGTAGTTACACCAATCTACTTTGATATACAAGCTTTGGCATAACCATGAGCAAATATAGTTCTATTACTGAAAGACCACCCGAGTTTGACTTGAATTTAGATTGTAATTTTGTTAGGGGTCTTGCATTTGCAGGTTTGGGTAGATTCTCTAAAACACTTAGATTTCACGATTCCTCGCCCTATGGCAATCACGGCACGCTGACCAATATGGCCGTGCCTGCAACGGCCACGAGCGGTTGGGCGTGGGACAACTACTTGAGAAGATGGACGTGCAGGTTCGATGGCAGTAATGAGATTCGCAGTGTTATCCCTATTCGTAATTATCCTACTAATTCTAATAGTCCTGGTACGTTTGTTGCTTTAATCAAACCCACAAGTATTACAGGTAGTCAAGGATTGTTGAGTCGTGGTGAAGTGGTTGATAATAATTATACGCAGACATTTGGTTTGTTCGGCAATAAAGTGTCCGTTGGTTATGATGGCTACCTTACTGCAATAACTTCTGCTACATCAGTAGTTGTAGATGAGTGGGCGGTTATAGGGGTTATTGTTGATGCAACTAATGTTGTTTTCTGCGTTAATCGTACACTAGAATCTGCTAAAGCACATGGTTTAGGTGCGGGAGTAATCACAGCTACTAATCCAGCATGGCAATTAGGAAAATCCTCTAGGATTAACGATTCCATTCATTACCATTATTCGGGGTTAATTTCGGATTGCTTCTATTGGCCGTTTGCTACGAGTCCAGGTTTTCTGCTAAGTGCTTGCTCCGCGCTTGCCGACCCGTCGGATGTGATGCTGTCGGGGCTGATCAAGCCACCGAGGCGAATATTTTTTGAAGTTCCATTTATACGCCGAACAGTTATTGCACCAACTGTAATAAATAGATTGAATCTAGGTGGTCCGGGAACAAGTATCTTGCCAAAAATGCAAGATGGATTAGGATTAGATACTATAGTAAAAGGTATATTACCAAAGAGACTAGATTCATTAGAATTAGATGGAAGAATCATAAGTCCAATACATCATAGAACTATTGATGCATTGACTCTCACAGAGACAATAAGACCTAGTACTCAGATCAATGAACAGTATGCTAGTTTTGAACTCTCAGAAACTATTGATACTTCTGAATCAGTATTGGCAAATCCAGAGACAAGAGTTGATGAGTTAATATTAGAAGAAGTAATTAGTTATAATCGTAATGCAACACGATTGATCACAGAATCTTTGGTACTTGTAGATTATCTATTTGGTTATATCGAATTAGATGGTAATATTATTATTCGATTCTTCGATTGGAATCATTTCAGTTGGGATGATTGGGATACTTTTGATTGGGATGATTGGAACAGTGATGATGAGTATACTGTTAAACGCGAACATATATACGCACCAATACTATCAGAAGGTTCTCGGTTTATACGAACATATTATGGATTAACATCAACTGGTGAAATTACATTAAGTTATGGTCCTTTGTCGGTGACTCTTAGAGCACCTACATTTAATAATACACAGTCTTTGAATCAAACACGCATACAGCGAGAATCTATTAATGGTAAAATGAAAATATATCGAGACCCTATTTGGCCTCAGATTGAAACTTTTAGTTGGAGTTTTGAGGGTTTAACCGAAGAACAAAAAGATGAGTTTCTTGATTTCATATACTCAACCTTGGGTCTTGAAGTCAATATCCTTGATTATGAAGGTCGCGATTGGATAGGTGTTATCTCGAATCCACAAGTAGAAACTAGCGAAGAATTACGAGAATGTGGATATAAAGTCAACTTAGAATTTGAAGGAGAAATAAATGATTGAATTAAAAGCGATAGATTGCATTTGTGTTTTACCAAACCCGCAATGGGGTGATGTACAACATTTAGATGCATCGGTTCTAATTAAGCGATCAATGAATGGTGTACGATATACTTATGTTCAAAGAAAAGAACAGAGGCAGACATTTATTTATAATATGGTCGTTTTAAGGTTAAAGGCACTTGAATTTCTTGATTTTGTGCGTACTTATGGTGGAGAAGAAATAATAGTAGTGGATCATAAGGGTCGAGAAATTAAGGGCTATATTACTACGAATCCAAACACTTTGACTATGACCAATAGATCAATTGCAGCAGGTAGCGTGGAGCAAGTGTCATTCAATTTTGAAGTCCAGGGGATTGTCCAATGAGAGCATTAACACTTACCGCACAAGCACAAATTGCACAAAGATTAGGTAATGAAGCAAATATCTATATTACGGTCACTTGGCCAAATCAGACACCTGTTGTATATCAAGCTGATCGTATCTTGCAAATAAGTGCAGTTAATTCGATTGCTGCACAAGATGGTAGAGCAAGTCAGAGTGTAAGTATAACATTGGATGATATAGAGGGTGATTTTAAATCTAAAATTGATTCTTTTGATGTACATAATATACCCTGCAGTATCTATCAGACCGTCGAAAGTGAATCATTCTTACTATTTAAAGGTTGCATCTATACACCATTAACTTGGAGCGAGGGTGATAGAACAGTTACATTTGATGTAACGACAAGATTAGTAGATAAAGAGGCAGGATATACTGATATTTATAATCAAGATTGGCCGTTGTGTTTTGGAAGTGTTAGATATGTACCAGCGGCTAAAATTAAATCTGCTAAGACTGCTAAGTTGGATGATATACTCTGTGTCCCTGATTTCAGTATCGAATATAAAAAGAGTTTGTTAAAGAAAGCATTTCAAGATCAACAAATGATCGCTAATTTCTATCGTTTGATTGTAACAGGTTCTAATGCTCTTGCACCACCTGTTACAACTCTAATCCTCATCTATTGTGATCTAATTCGAGTACATAGACAATTGATGGCAGAAGTTGATGCAATAGCAAGAGAAATTGATAAACAGAATGAAATTATTGCTAAAGTAGAAGCAGGTGAAGGCGGGAATGGAGTTAGAATAGACAGAGCAAATAATGAAATTGAAAGATTAGAGAAACGTAGAGAAAAGATACTAGGTTCAGAGAAGAGTGAAGAACAACTAAAAACAGAAGCTATGGCTCGTTTGATCCGAGGGGAAGGACCAGAAGAACAAGAAATTCCAGAATTAAATTTCATTGGAATAATGAAGTTAGAGTGCGAAAGATTGATTGCTTTAGCCTATGAACGATATTTGATTAAGAAACAAGCAAATGCAAAAGTTGTTGCTTGCCACACTCAGATGAAACAAATTGCAGATAAATACAAGCAATTCGAAGTCGAACAATGCGAACAAAATAAATGTGCCAAGAGACGGGTGCATTTAATAATGAATGAAGATATTCCTTTGACTGGTACTAGATTTAATATTGGTGGTTTGCTTTGGACCGGAACTATTGACGGCGAATACCTTGATTTAAATCAACCAATTGCTTTATACAAAGATGTAGGTGTTACTCGTTGGTCTAAACCAGCAGAAGAATGTGAGAGTAGTGGTTGGTCTAATTTCTGGATTGATGATGCAACAAAACGATTAAGTGGTATGTACTGTTTGGTCAAGAGTTATCGTGATGGATCGAAACATATCATTAAAGTAGGGGAACAAGATGGTACAAAATGCACCTATGATTTAATAGCATATAGTTCAAGTGGTAGTGGAGGTAACTTAATACAGACCCCAATACCATTTACTAATTATAATGTACCATTTGGACCTTCTCCAGGTGTAAATGTACTAATTCCAGGCACTTATAGTAATTCTCCTGAGATTAGATTAAGTGCTGCTATAATGAGTCGATTGAATTATGTTCCTCTTAGTCCAGAAGAATTCTTAGCTCTTGCATATTTACAGCAAATTGAACCACAAGATCATTCAAACGATGTTGTAGCAATCCAGTTGCCAGAACCTACGGATATTTATACAATACTTGGGTGGGAAGTGTCAGAGATTTTAGAAGTGGCAGCTATACCACTAGCTTCCTGGTTTGATGGGACAATTAATGTAGCAGAGATACCTGATAAATTATTTTGGCAAGTTCCGCAAGGTGAAACAGTCTGTCAGGAAGATTCATTTCACGAAGTCTATGTTGCAAATATATTACCATCGAAGATTAAGTCAATTAAGGCATACTATACACATGATAATCTAAGAGTCTTAACAGAAGTTCCTGATGTCTACTATAGTACAAATGAAAATGAAGATGTAGGACCATTTAATGTAACATCTATTCGTTTTAAGACACCATTAAATATGATTGGTAGTGGACAATGGGATGATACGATCTATGTCACATTAGTTTCATCCGTGGGACTAAATGTTGTTGATATACTCGAATATTTGATTTCTACATACACAGACAAGACTTATGATCCTGTATCCTTTGATGCTGTTGAAATTCTACAAAAGAATTATCCGGCTGATTTCGCTTTACTTAGTCCCAAGAATATTTTCACTTTATTATCAGAGATTGCATGGCAAGCACGTTGTGCTATTTATGAAATTGATGATGTCTATTACTTAAAATATCTATCGCGTTGTATCGCTGAAGATAAAACTGATGTGGTGATCACAGAATCCGATATTGAACTTTCTACGTTAGAATTAACATGTAGTTCGACAGAAGATGTAATTACTAAATTGGTTGCTATATGGAAACCTGACTATCTTGATACTACTAAAGAACATTATCTTACATTGAAATTTAATACAAATATCTTCGGTGAGAATGAAGAAAAATTTGATTTCTTCATCTACAAACATGAGGCATTGGTACAAAAATCAGCTACATTCTGGCTAATACGACTAGCAAATGTCTGGAAAGAAATATCATTTGGTACTTTTCTAACACATAGCGAGTTAGAAATTTATGATATAGTTACTTTCACATCCGATCATCTTTCTACTTCGTCTGTATCGGCAGAAATTAAAGAAATTAGTTACGACCAAGAGTCAAAGACAATAAGATTAAAACTGTGGTTGCCTGTTCGTTTTGGAGAAATGACAGCATATCCATTAGCTTGGCCTGCTGCAATTGATGAAAATACTCTATTTCCAACTGTAATTGACATAGAAAAAAATTATGTTCCTATAACACAGACAGTATTGGAGGTACAAGGTCAATGAGTTATGATACAACACCTAGTGATGTGGGTGATACAAAACCAGTAGATGCGACTGCAACATTGGAACAATCATTGCAGGAATATTATAAAAGTAAAAATATATCATTACCTAAATTAGATGATTTTGATCCTCAATTAGAAGTAAAACCTCCTGCTATTATAGAACGCGAAGTATTGCCGGGTCTTATTATTAAAATACAATCACAAGAGAATACGACAATAACAGTAAAAGTATTATTACAAGATGGTCGTGTTGTGACTGCATATTTATATGCAATATTAGAGGGACAAACTATAAAAAAGAATGACCCTTGTATTATTGTACGCGGTAAAACAGATAATGAATGGTATTGTTTCGCTCAAAAATATGAAGAGACTAAAAGATTAGAACTATATCAACTTGTTGATCTTCCGATTCTTGATGGTACAGGCGAGACAAGAAACTGGTGGTGTCATGGTAAAAAATTGATATATGATAGTGAAACTGAAGAATGGGATGCGGAAGATGAAGCAATCAGATTACAATTCCCTATGTGGTGGAGTCCTGATGTAGGACCAGGGATTGTTGGTGCTAGAGTATGGGTTTGGGGATCAAAATATATCATTACGCATCCGGAAGGCTTGTGGCGATTTGAATTGAAAGGAGAATTGGTAACTAGCGAAAGTGCAGAAGCTTATTTAGTAAAACCTGATGGTACAACTGATGAAACAGTTACATTCACTGTATATGATTTATTGGGTAATTATGAAGGGGTTATTGGCGATAAAGGTTATTGCAAATACTTAACGGATAGTCAGAAATTTGAAGTCATAAGTATAAAATCACTTGGTGTTGATGGCGGTAATTGTTGGGTTGGATTAAATAATGATTATGAGTTAATTCATTTAACACCTATGTCTAGTTCTACTCCAGCAAACTGTGTGACTATACATGAGGTGTTTTCTCCTTGTGGTCTCTATTTTGATGATGCTGGCCACTTAATAGGCTATCTTGATTACGCAAGTAATTGGGTTAGTCCTTGGGGTATAGTTGATCCACGATGAACTTCAAAGAAATACAAGTAGTGGTTATGTCATCAGGAGCACCTGTAAATAGATTACTCGGTTTATGGTTGATGAAACATCAATTGGATTATTGTTATGGATCACCTGAAAATTTAGCTGGTGTTGATGTAGCACGTAATCAAACTATAACTCGATTTTTAAGAGAAGATGTACCAAAAGGTAAAAAGTATTTATTGGGTTTTGACCATGACATGATTCCTCTTGAGTCAACACGACATATTTTGACGGAACCCGGTGAATTGATTTATTGTGGTTATGCCGGACGACATGGAAGTAAAGGACATTATGGTAATGATGATTTTGGCATGTCTTGTTTCCGAACGTCAGTCGATGTGTTAGTCAGGATGCAATATCCTTGGTGCCAGAATACTATGTTAAATGGTGCAAAAATAAATTGTGAATGTAATTTTTTTCATCAAAAAGTATTAGGCTTGGGAATCAAACCTAAAATGGTTGGGATTATTGGACACGAACAAACTTGTATTTTGATTCCAAGCAAAACAGAATTAGGTTGGTCTCTACTTTGGTCAGAGGATATAAAATTATGAATCAATCACTTCCATTCAAAATAGTTAGATTTACTGCTGCATTGGCAAAATTTATAATTAAAGGTAAAGGTAAGTTCTTATCAGAAAGTAAAATGCAAGTAAGATTAGAAATATGTAAAATTTGTGCAAATTTCACAGGTAATTATTGTAAAGCATGTGGATGCAAATGTGGTAATAAAAGGAAATTTATGAATAAGTTAGTATATCCTACTGAAGATTGCCCCGAAGGGAGATGGTCAAGTGAACTACCTACGCGCGCGTAATCATATAAAAACTGGAGATTTGTTGTGTTGTGCTGGTCCTTGGAATTTTTCCAGACTTATTAGATTAGTTACAAAAAGTGATATTAGTCATGTGGGATTGGCTTGTTGGATACAATTTAATACAGGGCAGAAACGACTTTGCATGTTTGAAGCGGTTGAAGGGAGTGATGTCAGAATTGTACCATTACATCATTATTTGAAAACTGTATTTTGGCCAAATAGTGGCAAGATGTGGTGGCAACCATTGCAAAATGAAACAATCAATGGTTCAGGGTTAATGGATTATTGTCTGCAACAATGGGGACAAGGATATGTTGGTTCTTATCAATTTATCGTAGGTATGCTTCCTTTATTGCAACGAATCCGTAAATGGATTGGTAAGCCAATGGATATAGATAAAAATAGATTCCATTGTTCTGAGCTTGTTACTACAGCTCTGATACAACAAGGTTATCAACACACTAAGGAACCTGTATTTACAACTCCAGGTGAAGTTAGTAAATTTGGATGTTGGGGAAGTCGAGTATTATTGGAGAACAATGATGAAATGGACTAAGGAAGATATAGAAAAATTAAAAGAGTTACGCAATCAAAAAACTGAAACTAAAATAATAGCATCGGTGTTAAATAGGACAGTGTGTAGTGTAAATAGTAAATTAAAAAAACTTGGATTAATGAATTCTGATGTAGGTAAATCAACTGAAAAGTTTGATCCAACAGACGCAAGAGTTAGAGCACTCGAATCAAAGGTCAAAGCACAAAGTAATGAATTAGTAAATCAAAAATTAGAACTTAATTTTTATCGCGAACGTGCAGCATTATTTGACGCTATCTCAGAAACAATTGGACAAGAAATCAAACCGTATAAAGCATTGCCAAGGACATTACCTATTGATTCTAAGAAACAAAAGCATGTAGAAGATGTAGTAATGCATCAGAGTGATGAACACATGGCTGATGTAGTTGATCCTAAATCTGTTCAAGGACTAGAAAATTACAATTTTTCTGTGGCTTGTTGCCGTGCAGAAAAATATGTAAATACAGTATTAGAAATAACACAAAAGACACTAACTGGTTATAGATTTCCAAATCTCTGGATTCTTAGATATGGCGATCATTCAAGTGGTGAGATTCATAATGCTGTATTACAAAGTGAATTCAAAAATCAATTCAAGAATTCGTTTGCAATAGCACAAGTCCATGCTTTAATGGTACGTGATTTGGCACCATATTTTGAAAATGTATTTGTAATTTGCTTATCAGGTAATCATGGACGACGTAGTAAAAAGAAAGATTATAACAATCCACATGATAATTGGGATTACGCAATCAATAAGATGGCTGCAATGCTCAATAGAGATATATCTAATGTATCATATTTAATCCCAAATGCTTTTAGTACAGTGTTGAACATACAAGGTTTCAATTTTGCAATTGAACATGGTGATGATGTTAAATTATGGAATTCAATACCATATTATGGATTGGAACGAAAAACACGCAGACTACTAGCATTGAATTCGACACGCGGGACTAAGATTGATTATTTTGTTTTCGGTCATTTTCACCAACTAAGTGCTTTAAATCAACTTGGATCAGTTGAAACAATGATTAATGGAACATGGAAAGCGACTGATCCTTTTACTTTGGGCTCTTTAAGTGGTTATGTGGAACCAAGTCAATGGTTACATGGTGTACATCCAGAACACGGTATCACATGGAGATTTAGAATCAAACTGAAAGATGAGAATGAGTTGCGGGGTCCACAGAGATACAAAGTGGAGGTCTGATGCCATTTCGATCAGAAAAGCAACGCCGTTATCTTTGGGTCAAACACCCTATCATCGCAAAGAAGTGGACGAAGAAATATGGTTCTAAAATCAGGAAGAAACGTAAGAAATAAAAAAGGCCAGGTATCCATTTTGGGATACCTGGCCTTTTTGCATTTAGCCTATTGAATATTGAACCACTCAGGTGCATGTTGTATGATTTTTACTCCTGCTGTAGAGAAAAGCCAACGTGACCGTTCGTGATAATCTGGAACATCAAGACAATAGACTCGAACAATTCCAGCTTGGATGATTGCATCGGCACATTGTAAACAGGGAACTCCGCACCAGCAGAACATATAGCAACCATAACAATTTTGTGCTGCATTGGTAATGGCATGTCGTTCTGCATGACCACAGGAGCAAAGTTCAGATCGTTGTCCTGATTTTGCACCTACTATGCGTCTTGGACATATAGATTTACCTTGATACTTTAGAATAAATAATTCACATAAAGAACTATCACTTACACCAGTTTGTAATTCTTTAGTTGATAACAATGATAATTTAAGACTTGATTTTTCATCATCAGTTAATTGTGGCCAGAAGTATTCTCTCAAAAATTCCAGTGATTCGGGATGTGGTGTACCTGATGGTGGTCCATTATAACCTGTACCAATAATTCGATTTGCCATAGGTTCAACAATGATAGCACCAATATGTCGTGAATGGCAAGGATTTTGATCTTCTCCAATTAACCTTGCAACTCGCATCCATTTTTTAACGAATTTATCTTTCATAGAATTCCAATTCTCATTCTGAGCATCTCTCGGTAACAGGCAGCAGTTAAAGCACAATCGTAGACTGCATCGTGACAAAAATCAGCTTCAAATGGAACTTTTAAGCAACGAGCTACATATTGTAGATTTACTTTTGGGAATGGATACTGTTCTGTTTCAACGTCAGCTTTGTCATCCCAAAAGAGGGCACAACACATAGTATCACGATAGCGACCGTCGAAGTGATAATTGAAATTTTCAAAACCAAGCCACTCTGTAATAAAGGCACTATCAAAAGCCCAATTATGAGCTAGAGGCATGATACGTTTGCCTTCGGGCAAATGTAATTGTAAAAACCATTCGTTAAAGAGATCGGCCGCGACGTAAGGATCAATACCAGTTAGAACAAGATTAGCTAATTTTAATTTATTGATATGCAAAGCATCTATATCTATATCTTCTAATCTAGCAGGTGCTATCTTTAAATCAAAGGGGTGTAATACTTTTGATGGTTTGCAATCCGAATCGAGTGGCATTACACAAATTTGAATGATGTCGTGTATACCAACTCTCAATCCTGTAGTTTCAACATCAACTGCACAGAGTAGGTGGCCGTTTAAATGCCTCATGATTTAGATTCCTTAATCCAAAGACACTCTGTAGTTCGATGTTGTTGGCATAATACATCTTCAAATCCTTTATCTTTATGATGATTCTCAGATGTAAAAGCTTGAACTCTGGTTGATGTCCAGGATTCCCATTCATAACGCTGATCCCAAGGAAATGATTCATATAGAGTAGAAGGGAAACCAGAAAGTGCAACAAAACCAGATAAACCGAAGATTGCTGTTAATAGATTCTTATGATCTTGTTCATTGAATGTATGTGCATAGGAACCATGATCAGTGTGCATATATGGTGGATCACAGTAAAATACTGCATCAGAATCATCAAAGTCACGAAAACATTGTGTCCAATCAAGATTCTCTACTATAATGTGCTTAAAGCGTTCATGTACAGGCCAAAAAGATTGTAATGTACTTGTGATATTGGGACTAAATGCTGCTTTGGTTGCTCTCGCAAATGCATCACCTTTATTGATAACTGAAACATCTATCATGTAAAACCAGCGTGCTGCACGTTCCACATCATCTTGGCAATTAGGCCAAGTTTCTTTGCACCAAAGAAATTCTTCCCTTGAATGAACGGTAAGTTGCAGACGTTCGATAAGTCTAGCAACTAATGTCGGATCTCTTAATACACGATAGAAAGCAACAACACCCGAATAACGATCATTATAGACTTCAAGAGGTGAAGGTTGACGATTGATTGTAACAACACCGGACCCACCAAAGACATCAATCCATTTTTTACGATACGGTAAATGTGGTAGTATTTCTGAAAGTGATCTACTCTTTCCGCCGGGATAACCAAATGGTGCTCGTTGATAAGTATTTCGTTTTTCTGTTGCGTCATTCAAACTATTGAACATAGCCAAGAGATCAGAACTCATTTATTTACCTCTCACAAGTAAGGCACCTAGATTCGTTGGCTCTAAAAATGGTGGTATATCATACAAACTCTCCGGTAACAAACCTTCTTCAATCCTTTTAATCGTATCTAAGCAACATAATAGATTCCAACATGCCGCTTCAAGATGTGGTTCATCCCGCATACCCATTAAAAATTGACAAATATGTCGGAGACCAGAGTCTATGAAACTATGCAATGGAATACCTTTTTCCCAATTACGATCTTCATATTTTCTAGCACCTTCTTCAAAGTGTCTTGATAATGCAATCAAAGCACGACATGGTAATAAATCCATGCGACCTTTATCTAATTGAATATCACGTTGACCACCGGTTTCAAATACTCGTCTTTCACCCGAATCCTTGATTTCTGGCTTTAGCATTATCATAGGCTTCCGTTACTTCTTGTGTGGTATGACCTGTACGATGTACGATATACGCAAGGACGGTAAAAGCATCTAAATCAGGATTCTCTTTTAATTGATGTGTTACCATCGAGTAAATTATATTTTCAAATTCCTCAATAGTCATTTTTACTTTCTTATATTGATAATATCCGCATTTTCTACATTTAGCGACTACACTAGGATCATCACTTCTAATTTGATGTAATGTCGGTTGGTTGCATTGTGGACATTTAGCCATTATTACATACCACTGAATCTATTACTTTACCATTTTCAATCAATTCTACTTTATATTGAGTCTGTAAGTTTGACCTATCGAAGAACAAATTGGGATCGTCACGTATAGAATCTAAGTCAACTAATAATATGGCATGTGGATCATTAACAGGATAATTTTCAGGATTAATTTCGGTCTCAAATGTCTGTATACGAGTGTATCTAAATCTCATGAACAAGTTTGTCTCCTTTTAGTATGAGTTTGGTTTTGCTTGATGATTCATCTACGAAACTTATGTTACCAAACATCCATTGTGCATTGTGTAGACTTCTACCTTTTGGGAACTTAGTTGGCATAGATCGACCTACTTTAATTTTACTCCAATCATAACGATCATTAGGTTCCAACCATTTAACAAACTCGTCATAAAAATCAGAAAAATAGATGCTTTCACCTTCTACATAGAAACATTTTTCAGTAATAAATGTTTCCAATAGTGTTTGATTAGCTTGAGTTGCACTTGTCTTGTCAGAAGTTTCTAAAACTGGTACATTGAGACGATCATTTGATTTTGGTAATTCTAATCTAAGAATCTCCGCCAAAAAATCAGGTGCTTCTTTTTCGAGAAGGGCAAAGATTTCTCGTTTGGGTATTTGTTCTTTTAATTCATCAACAAATACCATAGTTATTCTTGTATCACCTGGAAACACTGGACAAGCTGATCTATCATTGGCACTTTGGCACCAATGACTTGTGTTATTAACTGAATAAAGATTAAGGAATAATTTACGAATAGGCAATTGTATAGATGTCACCCAATCTTTGATTCGATTGTATGCTTGTTTGTTATGCTTGAGATCGGTTTCTTCGACAATACAAAGTATTGCATTTTCGAGTTCTGCGTTGAAACCAGAATTACTGGTTAATGCGTGATCTGCTCTGACACAACCATTAGTGACTAAGAGACTAAGTGCTTCGTGAAAAATTGATTTACCACTTCCTTGTGGACCGTAAAGGAACAAGTAAGGAAGTGGCTCATTAGGATGTTGGAATAATGAAGCGATCCAACATTTAAGATAATCGGCACCAGTAGTTAATCCATTAAGTTGTGCCCATTTATTTTCTGCAATTGATTGATCAAGAGAAGTACCAATATGATTCAAAATCTTTAGCCATGTTGGATAACTTAATGTATCTTTTGATGTATTAGGTACAAATCTAAATTGTGATGTATTTCTGTTCCATTGACGATTACCTGGGTACTCTGGTTGAAAGGGTTTATTAACCAACTTCCAAGGTTTGAAAACACAACCACCAATTATTGCTTTGATTTCTCCTGTTTTAATGCCCAATGATTCTAAAGCTGTTTTTACATGGGTCAATGGTTCATCGTGCCATGCTTCATCAGATTTGATTACCCATCCGCAATCGGTATCATCATTTGCGATTAGATGGCGAATTAAATCATCGTAACTATCAACATCGGGTTCTGCCGTTGCAGTTTTTTGCGTATTCAAGATTCTACGCCATTTATTTCCAGTAACAGGCAACCATTCTTTTAAATCATCTTGTGAGTCGTGTGGTTCACGCTCTAATTCAACTATAAGACGTTTTCCGTCTTTATGTTGTTTTATGATCGTCTTACGACCTTGGTACTTTGCCGGAACATTGATGTCTGCACCAAGAGAAAGAACTGCGGCTTGTGCCTCACTAGCATAGCGAAATACAAATTTACAACCATCATCCTCAAGACCTTCATTTGCTCTAGCTGCGATGCGTAAATCAGGTTCTTGATTCAAGTAACAACGAGTCCAACCATTATTATCCTGGTCCCAAGAATTATCTTCTGTGATTCCTGGTGTAAATCGTCTTACAACCCAAGCACCACGTCTAAGAGGAAACATATACGAATTGTAATCACTTCCATGCTCTCTACCAGTTGATACTGTCTTAAAGATGCCACGCATACCCAATGATTCGTGTGCTTGCATCAAATCCCAAGTATGTGTTACAAGCATATAATGATCTTGCGACCACCAGAATGATGCACCGGAATCATCTAAGAATTTGATGAGTGCTTGATGTTCAGCATCTAATTTAACTCGCGTTCTTTGTCCGGCTATTTCTTCAAATTTCAACTCTTTTGATTCTTCAATAAATGATGGCAGAATCTTCCTTCTTTTACCAGAAATCACAGAGATATGATCTCGCCAATTTACAGGTACTTCATTTAACAGAGTGCCTGATTTAATGATCTCTAATCCATTAGTCCCAGACATCTTACGATGCCATACCCACATATTGCCGCCGCAAACATCAACACGACTAGCAAAGTCAAAATTGGCAGTAGCAGCCATAAAACCAAGAATAGAACGAGCAAGAGCAGCATGTTCATTATGATTAATGGTATGCACAGGATCAAGTAAAACGTAAAAGTGCAAACCTTTGCCACTTGTCGAACGACGTATCGTAATCCACGGTATAGAAAATGCAGCATCTTGAATCTCCTCTAATTGTTCTTTTGTTAATTTATTTGGATTCTTATCTGAGTGACCAGTTATTGCATCAAAATCAAAAGCTACCCATTTTGATACCTTATTCTTCCAATCCCAACCTGTCATACCTATACCTTCGGCATGACCGGAAAGATCAAATGATATAACACGATCTTCATATTCTGGATTACTATTTGCATGATAAGGTATGCGAAATGATTTCCAAATCTGAATACCATCCGTCCAACCGTGCCATTGTCGGCCATGATAATCACCCTCGATACGCTCACCATTATCTTGTGCAACATTAACCTGACATTCCATTTCTAAATTATACAATGATGCTAAATCAGGTAGTGTCTTAGCATTGAGAAATGATTTAATAGCCTGTGTTTTTGTTACATCAATCTGTCAGTTCTCCTTTTGATGTGACATCAATCGTGTCTCAAATCAAATCATTTTTGGGAAATAATAAATAGCTCAATTCCCGTCTATTATGTTGCCATTGTCCATTATTTTGTAATTACGGGTTTCCTGGTTTCACTGCTCTCCCTATTCCCTCTATATATACACTACTACTACTACTACTACTACATTAGGAGATATTACACCAAACAGTAAGTAGAGATTCCAGTTCTCAAATCAAATCAATTTCAGAGATCAATGGGTGCAAAATAATCGGGAATGACAACATACTATAGCCTACAGGGAACCTCTTATTGCATCTAAAATTGATTTGATTCGAGGTTCTGATTTCACATCACCGTTACAGGAGTCATCCGAATGACCGAGATTGTGCCTGAAGATCGTGTTCCTTTTGTTGTTGGTGTCATCAATATCGCTTTGATTCGTGAATCAGAAGTTGCATTACGAGCTGTTAATCGTACATCTGAAAAATATTTGATGTTAGTGGAATCAATCCGCCGTCAAGGTGTTTTGAATCCTGTCGTTGTTCGCGAGGTTAAAGACCCCAGTAGTGGCAAGATTGTCTACGGATTGGTTGATGGTTTGCATAGATTCACGGCTGCCAAGGATGCTGGCTTGCTTGAGATTCCCGCCCGTGTTACAACTCTTGATGATCGTGAATTACTTGAAGCTCAAATCATTGCGAACATCCATAAGATTGAAACGAAACCAGTCGAGTACACCAAGCAGATGATGCGTATTCTTGCCGGTAATCCTCTTATGACCAAGCGTGAGTTAGCTGGTCGCTTGGCTCAAACTGAACCTTGGATTAGTCAGCGGTTGAATCTGTTGAAACTTGATCCGAAAATCCAAGAGTTGGTTGATGCAGAGAAGGTTGTTCTCTCTAATGCGTATGCTTTGGCGAAGTTGCCACTTGAGGAACAAATTGATTTTGTTGATCGTGCCATGACGGACACCCCGCAGGTGTTTGTTCCTTCCATCTATAATCGTGTCAAGGAGATTAAGGACGCGAAGTCGAAGGGTAAGGACGCTTCTCCGGCTGAGTTCACGCCGACGATTCATTTGCAGAAGTTAAGTGATGTCAAGAAGATGTATGAGACTCCTGGTGAGATGCCAGGAATGATTTGCAAGGCGCAAAATGCCAGCACAAATATTGAAGGTTTCATGGCCGCCATCACTTGGTGCTTGCATCTGGATGATCTGAGCATCAGGAGTGCAAAGGTTGATTATGAGGCACGCAAGACAAAGCGTGAGGAGGAAGTTGCTCGTCGAAAGGCTGAACGTGAGGAGAAAAAGCGTAACGAAGCGGCTGCTAAGGCTGCTGACATTTCTCAACTCTAAGAGGTAACATTTGAGTAACGAACTAGCAACACTTCAAGAACTTCCATTAGTTGAAGGTAAATACTCAACACCACAAGCACTTACGACACTTACAAGTGCAGCATACTTGCCGCGTATCCAAGTGATGGGTGGCAATAATGATATTGTAAAAGAAGGTAAGTTTCCCATTGGTCATTTTGCTTTGGTCACTGGCAAGTCAATGGATGATTTGACAGCAGAATTTAATGCTGTCATTTTGTCATGGCGTCCGAAAGCCATGCAGTTCCAACCAGATGTTGTATCATACTATGATCCAAATTCCGAAGGATTCAAAAAGCTTCAAGAACGGGCTGATAGTGAACCTCAATCAGGTTGTGGTTATGGACCAGAGTATCTACTTTGGTTGCCTGATTATGAGAAGTTTGCAACTTTATTTTGTTCAAACAAGACAACTCGTAATGAAGCTCCAAATATTCATACATTCATGCGTAAAGCGTGTACTTTTATAATTGAATTAATCAAGAGTAAAAAATATACGTGGCATGGCTTGCGTGTTGGTAAGTGTGATTTGGAAGTCAAGTTATCCCCTCAGGAAGTAATGATGGGAATTGTCGATAAATTTAATAGTCCTCCTGAAACTGAAACTGAAATCGTAGAACCAGAATCAGAATCACGGGAGCGTTGAACTAAGCCACTGGTGTATTGGCCTCAAAGGGTAAGAATATAAAGCCCTAATACACCACCGCCGGCAGACCGGGAATAATAGTCTGCCATCTTTTAACACAAAGGAGAGTGAACGTGGCTCCATTTGACGACGACGACGATCTGATTGATGAGGATGACGACGACGACGACGACGACGACGACGACGAATGATTATAGGTATTATCCATGTTTCTCGTCAACCTGATTACATAGGATTAAGTATCTCTAATTTATTGGAAGAGTTCCCAGGAGTCGAGATTCATGTTTTTGCAGAACCAGGAGGCGAATGGTTTGCAGGAATGAGTAAAGTAGTGGTCCATAAGAATGAAGTACTTTATGGTCCACTATTTAATTGGTTGCATGGTTTGGAAACACTATCTCGCACATCAACGGAAGATTGGATATTGATGTGCGAAGATGATATTCAATGGGGTAAAGATCAAGGTAAAATATTCCATGATTATTTGAAAGGATGTTCAAATCAAATAGGTATGGTTTCAGGTTATTGTTCAAAACCAAATGCCAATCCTAAAAAATTAGGTTTTGCAAATGCAAAGATTTCACCTTACGGTTGGTGTGGTGCTTTAGCAATAGCAATACCTAGACATTTAGTACCTATGATTCTTGCAAGTAAATTTATAATTGCAGAATGGAAAGGCAAACATCTTGATTATGTAGTAGGTAAAACCGTTCGATGGATGGGTAAGGATATTATTGTGCATACACCTACATTAGTATATCATTTAGGTGCAACTACAAGTACACTACTACCATCAGGACACAAGAATCTTTTTGGCTATGTGAGACAGGCGTATGATAATCCCAATCAGTTACCCGGTCTTTAACGAAGCGGGGATTGTTAAAGTAGCCAAAGAGACTTTGGATAAGAGTATTAGTAGTACATTTGATGGACAGATCAAACCACTTGTATTACTATCTCGTTTTTTTAATGGTGATAATGAACTGCAAGGAGTAAGAGAAGCCGGAGCATTATTGCGACATTTATTTTATGGTTTTTTTATTATAGATACAAGCGATACAATAACAAAATTGATTGCAGAATCCAGTTGTTCTTTCAAAGTGATGGATACAATACGAGTTGATATGCAAGTATTACTGATCACTGGCACAATGCAACAATGGTGTGAAAGTCTAATAAATTGTCTTAGTCCTTCTGTATCGTATGAAGTTAGAGTTGTAATGAATGAAATTATGAATTATTTTGATTCAATAGGATTGCAACATATCTTTGCTTATTATAGGAGACGGAAACTAACTGACACAACCTATGTACTAGAGGACAAACGATGAAGATTCTGATTGTGACTTTTGCTTTGATTCTTTGTTCCACCATTTGCGACGCCCGCCCTATTCGTCGAACCGTGACTATTACACGGACACCTTGTGCCAATGGTGTGTGTAATTTGGGTCGCAAGGTCGAGAAGAAGGTTGAAATCAAACGTCCGAATACAACGATTGAGAAGAAGATTACTGTAGATATTGAGGCACCGAAGCCTCTATGAATTCAATCTTTTTAATCTTGATTCTTGTTTCTGCACAACCTGATTTATATCCTTGTGAGAAAGATATATTTGAAAGGGTCAACGCAGAACGAATAAGTAGAAAATTAATGCCATTGGTATTAGATCAAAGTCTCTTGCTTTCTGCTAGGAGTCATTGTACTTGGATGGTGACATCAAGACGAATGGTGCATTCTGGCGGACCAGTAGCCGAAAATATTGCTATGGGTTATCCAAATTCCGAACAGGCAATGCTCGGATGGATGCGTTCATCAGGCCATAGGGCGAACATATTGAATCCAAGATACAGGAGTATTGGTATTGCGGGATTTATGTCGTCCAATGGCACTTGCTACTGGTGTCAACAATTTAAGTGAATCCATGCCTCTCGTAACTTGGAGTTACGAGAGGCTTTCTTCGTGTCAAAGGAGAAAAATGAACCTAAAAATCACAATTCGATTGAACAATATGCGGGATGATACGGATGTTTGTGTTGTTAATTACATATTGAAACAACAGATTATGGAACATCTTGATTTAGAACAACATCCACAAGATATGCGTATTCATGTACAGGAGATTGAAGAATGATCTCAATATGTATTGCAGTCAGAAATCAAGGTCACTTGATTGATAAGACATTAGATTCCATATTCAGACAGTATTTGCCAAATCTAGAGGTAATAGTAACAGATGATGGCAGTACAGATAATACTGCTGAGGTAGTTAAATCATATCCAGTACAATATTTGTATCTCGATAATGATGAATATCATAATGGTGTCTTTGCCAAGAATTCTAGTCTCAAACATGCACATGGTGATATTATCATTCAACAAAGTGCTGATGTAATACATACATACCTCAATACAATACAGCAATTAGTACATGCACTCAGACCAGGAAACATTACTCTTGCCACAATTTATAATTCTAAAGATGGCAAGAGAGATGAATTTCAATATACTGGACCAAAGAATTGTAGACCTTTCTTTTTTCTGGGTGCATGTTGGCGTTCTGATATTTGTACCATAGGTGGTTATGATCCTGATTTTGGCCATGTATGTTGGTTTGATGATAATTGGCACGCAGACTGCTTGATTAATACTTGTGGCATTAAACCGATATATTTAGATGTAATTGGATTACATCAAGATCATTCACGTCCAAAATATGATACTGAACAAGCTAGAAAAATCTATAATCAAAAGAAATACGATGCAATACAAGGTAAGATACCGTATATTTCATCGACTGGTCCTTGGCCTTATGAACAAGGAGTTTCAGTATGCGAATTGCAATAGTTACATTGGGCATAGGTGATTATTGGAAAGCATGTAGAACATTATTTTATAGTTTGGAAAAATATGGTATGCTGCCAGATACAGTAGAAAGAATTATGTTATATGATTCTATTAAGCCCCCTGAAGGATTAGATTTTGCACGACCCGTACAAATTATGGAACATTATACTGATCTACCTTGTATAAAACGATTTATCAATTCATTCAAACGTATTTTTGCATTTACATTGCCCTATGATCGTATAATCTATTTAGATGCTGACATGCTTTGTATTGGGGATGCATCATTATTGTGGTCCGAAAAAATTGGTAAGTTGCCATTTTATGCTTGTCGAGATACGGCAGCATTCAAATATTATCCCGATAAATTAGCAGCGGGAGCAATCGACCCACAATTAGTTTTTAATGGTGGACTTGAAATTTATCATCCTGGCCTATTGCCAGAGTTCCATGATGATTTATTGCTTAGATTAAGATCGGGTACTCTTAGTATGTATGATGGTGCAGACCAAGGTGCTTTGAATTCATATTTTCAATTTAAGAATATTGAAGTTGGATTATTACCTCAAGGCTTAAATTACATACTTGATCCTTTTTGCCCTAAATTACCAGAATGGGAACAAAGAATAATTCATTTCACGAACTCAGGAGCTAATCCATTTAAGTCACCGGGACGCAATGATCCAGAGACGAGGAAATATTATGAACTTTGGGAAGAGGCATGGAAGGAATGTGTCAAATGATTGAAGTACCAGAAATTTTCAGATCACCTACGACTTGGGAATACCCTAAGTATAATCCAGTAACCTTTGAAGAATATTTTTGCAAATACTATGACTACAATGATATAGATACAGAACGTGAATACTTACCAATATTTTGGTCTTGTTTTTATTATCAACGACGATATAGAAGTAAAGGAACTTTGGATTTACAAAAGTTTCTCAATTCGTTAGATAGAAAGAAAAAATATTTTACGGTTGTTGTCTATGATGGCGGTATCCATGAATCAGTTGCACATTTAGATTTAAAGGTTTTTAGTGCAGTTGGTGATTCTTTATCTGTACCGAAAGGTTATAAAGGTACATTAGGTGATGTTGCAATCCCAATTATTTGTCGTCCAGCACCAAATATACAGAGAAATCGAGAACGTGATATATTAGCGGGATTCATTGGTGCTAAAACACATTCTATACGTGAAATATTATGGGATACATTAGGAGGGAAACCAGGATTTGTATTAGGTCAATCACCTGTTTATGCTTGTACTGCTTTTCAACCAGAAGATTGGGCAAGAGTTAATTATGAACGATTTAAGGATTTGATGGAACGTAGTATCTTTGCACTTTGTCCGCGCGGTAGTTCTACAACATCATTTCGTGTTTGTGAAAGTTTGCAATATGGTTGTGTGCCTGTTTATATTAGTGATAAATTCTGGTATCCTTGGTCTAATCCTAAAGATGAAAATGATCATGGCGTCTTTGATGATATTGGTCTTACTTGTTTGCCAGAAAATATTAAAGATTTGCCATCACGCTTAGAATCAATGCCACAAGAAATAATCAAAATCTATTTAGATAATGGACAACAGATATATGAAAAATACTTTAGTTTTGAGGGTTGTGCAGACCGTATTGTGGAGCAAGCAGTATGATACACATGACAATTTGGGTAACATCAAGATGTAATTTACGTTGCCCAAAATGTAATCAACAGAATTTACTTGGCGATTATGATATGCCGAAAGAAGAATTTTTAGATTTCGTTTTATCAAGTCGAAGTCGTAAAATACATTATGATACAATAGAATTAACTGGTGGCGAACCAACACTTTGGCCTCATTTTAAATCAGCATTACAACTATTACAGTCTACGAGTATAGCTGATTGGAACACATTTGTGACTAATGGTCGTGATGCAGTTCATGTAGCGAGTATAGCAAAGACATTTGCACCTGTATATGGTGTATCTGCTACACAAGCAACTAAAATGCAGTTAGATATACATAGAACAATTAATCCAGAAATTTTTATAAATGAATCGCCGCATAGATGGACTCCAGAATGTGAACTACCAAATACACATCCTACTGTTTGTATTATAGAAAATAATAGACAAGGAAGAAAAGTTCTACCTTTGGGTTATTATAACAGGAGGATATACCATTGCTGTGTAGCTAGAGTATTAAGTGGTGATGAACACTCAGTACCATTTGAATCTGATTTCATATCATACTATAATCAGAAACCAAGAGACCAAGAAATGTGTGGACGTTGTCTCTGTAATTTTTTAGTTTGGGATCAAGTATGAAACAAAAAACATGATGGAAAAAGTCAAACTACGAAGTGGCAATCTAAGAGTACCAGTTGATCTAGAATACTCGGGTTCACGCATCTTTCTTCATTTTAATTACTCTAAAGGACTGATCGATGAAATCAAGACAGCATTTGAGGGTCGTAAGTGGCATGGTTATGATGAACCGCCACGGAAGATTTGGTCAGTCCCAATTACACCAAGGAACTTGTTTCAGTTAGAGTATTTAAAAGGTAATAATCCGTATGTTAGATGGGAAATTGATTTAACAGAATCAGAGGAAAAGGTGTGTGAGTATTGTAGTAAATGGGAACGTCCATTGTATAATCATCAGATTGAATCAGTTGCTCATGGTCTTATAACTCATTATTTTATCTGGGCGGAGGAGATGGGACTTGGTAAGACATTAGCAGCCATCGTATTGATGGAAATGTCAGGATTACATGATTGGATGTGGGTTGGTCCCAAATCTGCTTTGCGTGCTGTAATACTCGATATGCGTAAGTGGCGAGCACAAATAGTACCTAAATTTTATACATACGAGGGTTTGAAGAAAGTAGTAAAAGAGTGGAAAGCAGGAGAACCTGCACCAGATGGCATTATATTTGATGAAGCGTCCAAATTAAAAACACCAACAGCACAGAGAACTGTCGCTGCGAAACATATTGCTGATAGTATTAGGAAGGATCACGAAACTGGGTTCGTTGGATTGATGTCTGGAACTCCAGCACCTAAATCACCGGCTGATTGGTGGTCTTTATGTGAAATTGCTGCTCCAGGATTCTTACGGGAACGTGATATATTTACTTTCCGTAATAGATTGGGAGTGATTGAGCAACGTGAACAAATAGCTGGTGGGGGTATGTATCCGCATCTAGTTGCTTGGCGTGATTCAGAAGATAGATGTGGAATCTGTGGGCAAGAAAAGAATCATGTAAATCATGCCTATAATTTTGATAAGCCAGAAGTTGTACATACTTTTGTGCCAGGAATCAATGAAGTAGCTAAATTACATAGACGTATGCAAGGATTAGTGCTAGTTAAATTCAAGAAGGATTGCCTCGATTTACCAGAAAAGATTTATGAAATTGTACGAGTCGAACCAAGTCCAGATACATTGCGTGCAGCTAGTCTTATTGTAAAGACCAGTAGGCGTGCAATAGAAGCTCTAACCAGATTGAGGGAACTAAGTGATGGCTTCCAATACCAAGAAATCCAAGAAGGCGAAGAAATCTGCCCGTTGTGCAAAGGCACAAGACGATGCACCGAATGGTACGATACCGAATTTCCCAACTTGCCCGCCGATCCCGACCTCATCCAACAGGGAATTCGTTTCGAGTACAATGATGACTATGAAAAAATCGGTGAGCATCCATGTACCTACTCCTCTCGGGACGTTGAGTGTACAAATTGTGGAGGAGCCGGTGTTGTACCAAAGTATTTGCGAAGTGTAATAGAAGTACCCTGTCCCAAAGATGAAGTAGTAAAGGAGCAACTAGACTTACATGATGATGTCGGACGACTTAATATCTACGCCGGTTTCACGGGTAGTGTTGATCGTGTCTGTAGTATTGTTCGTAATTTTGGTTGGGGTTTTATTCGTGCGGACGGCCGGGGATGGTTAGGTATTACTAATAAAGGTGAAGCATTACCTAACGATAAGTTATTAGATATTTACGCCGAAGGCGTCAATGATTATGATCGTCTTGCTTTTATCGGGCAGCCTGGTGCAGCAGGTATGGGTTTGACCCTAACAGCTTCACCAACTACATTATTCTTTTCAAATGATTTTAATGGTGAATCACGGATTCAAGCAGAAGATCGTGGACACCGTATTGGTATGGATAAAGAAAGAGGAGGAAGGATCGTTGATATAATTCATTTACCAACTGATGAATTTGTATTAGCAAACTTGCAGAAGAAAAAGGACTTGCAAACTATGTCCATGACTGGAGTTCAACATGTTTTTGATTAAGCCAAGCTACAAGATAGAATCACCTATAAGCAGGAAATTAGTATTGGATGCTATTATGCAGGCCGGAGCCACTTGTTATAAATCAGAACCAAAGGATGCTAGTGCTTTTGTAAAAAAGATAATGAAACTAGGACATGAATCAGTAATTGAACACTCTAGCATTAGTGTGAGATTCATAATTGATCGTGGTGTTTCACATGAATTAGTACGTCATAGATTATGTAGTTTTTCACAAGAGAGTACGAGATACTGCTCGTACAAAGATCAAGTTACCTTTATCATACCACCTTGGATCAACCTGCCAGAAGGTGAATGTGATTTTCTAGTGCAAGAAGGTAGATTATATTATGGCGCTAATAGAATTGGCATCGTACCATTAGATACTGCCATCTATACTTGGCTTTTAGCAATTTCCAGAAGTTCTGATTCGTACCATACTCTTTTGGAACATGGTTGGACTCCACAACAAGCACGTTCTGTGCTACCTAATAGTCTTAAAACTGAAATCGTAGTGACAGCCAATCTACGCGAGTGGCGTCATATATTGAAACTTCGTACATCGAAACAAGCACATCCTCAGATGCAAGAAATTATGATTCCTTTGTCTCAAGAACTACACACTCAACTACCGGAAGTATTTGATGCATATTCTCCTTGATATGGATGGTGTTTTGACTAATTTTCATTTAGCTGCTCTGCGTACTTTTAATGCAGAAAGGCTTCTTGAATCTTGGCCTATTGGTGAATGGTCGATTCCAAAGGTACTTGGTATATCAGAAGATGATTTCTGGGGTGTAATTAATCAAGTTCCTGATTTCTGGTTTCGTATTGAACCATATCCTTGGTTGCATGAACTAATAGATTTGACCCAATCAATAGGTGATTATACTATATCTACATCTCCTTCATTTGATCCTGATTGTGCGGCACAAAAAATTCGATGGTTACAAAAGCATATTGATACTAAATTTCATAATTATATGATTGGTCATCAAAAGTATTTGATGGCGAATAAAAATACAGTATTGATTGATGATAATGAGAATAATGTAGAACAATTTCAATTAGCTGGTGGTCATAAGATTTTATTTCCGATGCGAACTAATAAAAATTATTGGTTGATTGGTCAGAAATTCGAATATTTGAAACAAACACTGGAAAGGATTCACAAATGCTCGTTTTAACACGCAAAGAGAACCAAAAGATATACATCAATGGTGAAGAAATAGTTATAACTATTTGCAGGATAATATCAGATAAAGTTAGGATCGGAATTGATGCACCTAAAAACATAACCATTGAACGCGAGGAACTCCGTGCAAGATCAAAATGAACAAGTTCATTATTTATCGGTAAATAAGATATTTGCCAACCCAATCTTCAATTGTTTTAGTGGTGATGTCAAATTTATTACATCGTCTGGGGCAAAAACATTCAAAGAAATGGAAGGGCATCAAGTTTTTGTCTTAAATATTGATGGTAATTGGGAATCGGCAATCGTTAAGAGCTATGGCAAGCAACAATTACAAAAAATAACATTCAGACCTAGATATTGTAATGGTACTAAAATCCCATCAAAAGTAGAATACACTACGTTAGCAACAATGAATCATCGTTGGATTCTTGCAGACCAATCTGAAACAACAGATTTAGAAGTTGGTTGCAATATACGAATTATTAGAAATCGAGTTAATGTAGGTCGTGATAGTGATTATTTTGATGGTTTCGCACATGGATTAATTTTTGGTGACGGTTCTGCTGAAACAAAACAAGGTGGAAGATTTAGAATTAGATTATGTAAGGATGAAAATAATCATTTAGCTAATTTGTTGATTGATTCTTCATTTTTTAATACAATCTATCGGCCTAAGTCTTGTGGTGGTGATTTCTTGGTTATGCTAGAATCATTGGAGGATGATTTAAAAGCATTACCTGAAAATAAATCATGGATGTATTTGAATGGATTTATTGAAGGTTGGCTCGAAGCGGATAGTCGTATTACTTATGGTTCGTATGAATTATATTCTATAAATAAAAAAGCAATTGATTGGATTATAGATAATTGTGCAATAGCCGGGTATGCCGTAACAGGTATCCATCTTAATACCAAACCTTCTAATTTTGGACCAAGAAAACCGCTGCATAGTGTGCTTTTGAATCCAGAATCAATAATTTATCAAGTAGTAAATATTGAAGTCACAGATCAAATTGAAACCGTGTATTGTGTAGAGACAGAATCATCTGGTACTTTTACTTTGGCTGGTGGATTACTTACTGGAAATTGTAGGGGAAATATCAGTCCTTTAGATGTAGTTGACCTTGCCAAGAGTATTGAGAAATCGGGATTGTTACAACCTATTATTGTACGTCCACGTCTTGAATCAACGCCTTCTGGTTTTGATTATGAAGTTGTTGCTGGTCACCGTAGGCATAAAGCTTGTCAAGTAAATAATATGGAAATGGTATCTTGTTTGATAAAATTAAATATAAATGATTTTGAAGCACGAACGATCAATGCTGTTGAAAATATCAAACGTAAAGCTCTTAACATGTTACAAGAAGCTAATACTGTACGTCATTATTATGAAGCTGGTTGGAATAGAAGTGATATTGCAAAGGAACTTGATGTTTCTCCTGGTTGGGTACAAGTTCGTTGTATGATTTTAGAATTACCTCTTGATATTCAAGAAGCTATTGCAGCAGGAATCTTTACTCAAACTCAAATCCGCGATTTACATGGTTTGAAGAATAAAGATCATCAGTATCTTGCCGCACGTAAGATTAAAGAGGCAAGAGAACGTGGCGATCATTTAACTGTAGAATCAAAGTTACGAGTCGCTAAGAATCCTAATGCCAAACGTGCTAGAAAACGTAATGAGTTGTTCTTAATGCAAGACGAGATTTATAAAGCTATTGGTAATAATCTTGCAACTAGAGCATTGGGATGGGCTGCTGGAGAAGTTTCAGATATGGATTTCTATTGTTCACTCAAAGAGTATTGTGATGATCACGATATGCCCTATTCCATTCCTGAATTTGATTTTGACAAAGAATTGCAAATTAGCACCTAAGGAGGTTTCATGTTGACATTGGAGCAAGTCAAAAGAGCAAGGGAATTACTTGGTACTGGATTAAGTCATAGGGAAATTGCTATAAGAATAGGCATCTCACGCCAAAGTATAGCTCAGATAGTGAAAGGTTTGATGCCTTGTGAATTAGCAAAAGATGTAGAGCCAGGTAATTGTGAATTATGCGGTAAAGAATTGCCTTGCATTACTTGTGCGAAAGAATTGGCACAAAAGAATCCAAATAGAGGTGAATTACCGGAAGATGAAGTAGAAATAATCCTTGGGGGTACAAATTTAATGAATAAATATTACACTATAGGTGGAAGAGATGCCAGAGTCTATTAGTCCAATACCTTAGCTGATTGGAGACAATAAAATGATATACCTTGACACAGAAACAGTAGGTCTCTGCGGACCAGCAGTTTTGATACAATGGGCTAAAGATGATGGCCCTGTATCATTGCATTCTGTTTGGACATCATCTATTGCTGATACTCTAGTATTGATTGAAGAGTTCTGTAAAAACACGATTGTTGGCTTTAATCTTGCATTTGATTGGTTTCATCTTTGTCAATTATACACAACATTATTGTTACTTGCAGATAAAGTAGGTTATGATGCAATACCAGCAGATCATATCGAACTATATGCTTCTTTGGAACCGGAAGCACGCGATGGTCCTTGTTTGAAACCTGTTTCTGCTTGTGACTTAATGTTACATGCGAGAAAAGGTCCATATCAATCGACAATGAATCGTAAGGATGTGAGAATCAAACGAGTACCATCTATTCTAGCTGGTCCCTTGGCCGCTGAATTAGAAAAACGGATAAAATTAAAAGATATTTATTTTGCACGACGTAAAGATAAAAATGCACCTAAATGGACTGTTGAACAGTCCGGTGATTTTGCTGATCTAGTTCTTAAATTCAAACCATCATCTGCTCTAAAAACCTTAGCTGTTGATGCATTAGGGTTGGATCCGGAGAATGTATTATTATACAAATATGTAGAAGTTGACCCGCGATTCCGACCAATGGAACTCGGTTGGGCACCTTTTGCTCTCGCAGTCTCTAATCCAGAGAAAAACTGGCAAGCGACATTTACAACTGGGAAGGAAAAGCGTTCTGGTTATGCTTGGCCAGGTGTAATAGGGATGCATATTACACACTGGGGTTATAATACATTAGCCAGGGAATATGCTGAACGTGACGTTACCCTCACACGCGATTTGTATAAGCATTTTGGGTCGCCTGAACCTGGTGATGATGATTCCTTACTTGCATGTATGGTAGGTGTGGTACGTTGGAGGGGATACAAAATTGATGAATTAGGGATTCGAAAGCTGAGAATAAAAGCAGTAGAAAAATCTAATGCAGCACCAAAGGCACCAGCAAAAGTAAAAGAATTTGTATTTACATTATTATCGAAAACAGAGCGTGTTGGACTGATTAAAGAGGATGGCAAAGAATCAACTGGGCGTGTTGTATTAGAAGAAATAGCTCGTTGGACAGATCACCCTGCAGCCGAAGCTGCCACAAAATGCCTAGAAGCTCGTAAAGCCACAAAGGAAATAGAACTATATGACAAACTGCTCCAAGCAGGACGTTTTCATGCTTCTTTTAAGGTTATTGGAACTTTATCAACAAGAATGTCAGGGACTGATGGACTCAATCCACAGGGCATCAAACATGACAAATATGTTCGGTCCCAATTCCCCCTTGCTTTTGAACCACTTGAACTCTGTGGAGGGGACTTTAGCGGATTTGAGGTCTCAATTGCAGACGCTGTCTACAATGATCCAGAACTCAGAAAACAACTCTGTACCTGTAGTAAATGTGGATACATCTGTACTTTAGATGAGTATGCGTCCTCCGACGATTGCGTAAAATGTAACGCTAAAGATTCCAGATATAAAATTCATGGATTATTTGGCGAAGCATTACACCCTGAATTATCGTATGATCAAATTTTAAGAACTAAAGGTACAGCAAATGATCTTTATGATAAAGGTAAAAAGGGTGTCTTTGCCGAATTTTACGGCGGAAATTATAATACACTTGTGAATCGCGGATTAGTTGAAACTGAAGAACAGGCAAGAGAAGCCGAAGAACGATTCATGAGTAGGTTCAAAGGCGCCGATGAATTCAGAGCAAAAATCAATGATCAATTCTGTAGTATGAGGCAGCCTAAAGGTATTGGAACGAAGGTCGAGTGGCATGAACCTTGTGACTACATAGAGACAGTGTTAGGATTTAGAAGATATTTTACATTGGAAAATTCTATTTGTAAAGCATTATTCACTCTAGCTAATAAGCCACCACCACAATGGAAAGGTTTGAAGATCAAATGCGTAAGACGAGATCGTGAGCAAATGGTAGGTGGTGCTTTGATGTCTGCACTTTATGCAGCAGCTTTTAATATTCAGTCAAAGAATCTACGTGCAGCAGCAAATCACGTCATCCAATCGACTGGTGCGTCGATAACAAAGAAATTGCAAACTAGATTATGGAAACTACAACCTAGTGGTATTGGGGACTGGATAATACAGCCCATGAATATACATGACGAGATCATGTGTCCGTGCTTGCCAAGTATAAAACAGCAGATCAACACTATAGTCAAAGAATTGGTAACAGATATGCGACCAATTATACCTTTGATCAAAATAGATTGGTCTGAACACATGAAAACTTGGGCTGAGAAATGATAAAAGAGATCAGAAATGCGACGTCTTTTATAACTAACGATGCCAGAGCGATACAACGATACATAGATAGCGATGATTTTGAAGAATTAACTAATGTAAGTGATTTAATAGATGAATTGTATGTTGCATTAAATAAGATCACTTTTGCTGAAGTCAAGAAGTTGATCTATATGATGCAAAATATAAATTATGAATTTCTTTCATTACGTCGATTGCGATTACTTGCTAAATCACTAGGTATAAAATACTATTCTATGAAAACCAAAGACGAACTTCTAACCGACATAGGAGGAGTCTATGAAAAGTATCATACCATTTCAAAGAGAAAGGAGGTAATAGATGCTCGACCAGATTAAAGAGATACATGATGAAATTATTGCATTATTGGTAAGGATGAAGAAACCAATACTTGGTATGAATAGATTAATCAGTAATCTTGAAAAGAAATCAAAAGAAGAAGTAGAAAGACTATTTAATTTTTTCGATTCATTATACAAGAATGAATTCAAACGATTAAAAGATGTCTGGACACTACCGCATATCAACGATGATATGTGGCATGGGTATAGAATGTTGAGAATTAGAGATTTACCCGAGCAAAAATCACTGCATGATGCTTGGGAAGCTTACCATGATCGAGTAGCCGCTTTCAAAAAGGAACGTAAAAGTGAAAGTCAACATCAAACAGATTCGCAAAGAATTCGCAAACAGTCTCTCCGTCGTCGGCGTACAGAGGCTAAAGCTAGTCGCCGAAGCAGATAATTTTGATTATTTTATCGCTAGAGCCAAAGAGGCTTTGACAATGGAAGAAGATATTGATTTAGCTATCCTCTTACTTATGTTAGCTAAAATCAAAAATGAATCCACTGAAGATAAAAGCTAAAACTGGACCAGAACGTAAAATACAAGATGCTATAATTGATTTCTTGCTTATAAGAGGCTGGTACGTCCTCCAAACTCATGGATCGATGTATCAATCTGGATTCCCTGATCTCTATGCAACACACTCCAAGTACGGGGCACGTTGGATTGAGGTTAAGAATCCTTTGGCTTATCATTTTACACCGGCTCAACTAGAGTGTTTTCCAAAAATGTCAGCTAATGGAACTCGAATCTGGATACTAACAGCAGCAACCGAATCAGAATACCAAAAACTGTTTGGTCCAGCAAACTGGTACACTTACTTAAAACTATGAGGAACCAATGAGAATCTTGATTCTTTGCTTAGTTCTTGGGTTCTTGGGTTGTGAAGTCAAGAAACCAAAACCAATTCCAAAGAAACCAGTACCTTGTGATCAAAAGGAATGTCCATGCAGGTAGATAATGTGTATCTGGAACCTAGATTCAAACTTGATACTGGTACTATAATCCTGTTAAGAACTATGATACCGCAATTTGGTTATAGTAAATTTGGAGAATTCATTTTCTATAGTCATTATAGCCGACAAATAGATGGGAGGCAGGAATCTTGGGTTGATGTCGTAATCCGTGTAATAGAAGGTACATTCTCTATACGCAAAGATTGGTATAATAGGAATCATATTGCATGGGATGAATTATCTTGGCAGCGTTATGCTAGAGATATGGCAATTAGTATGTTTCGTATGGAGTGGTTGCCACCCGGTCGTGGTTTGTGGGCGATGGGCACCCCGTTAATAATGAAACGTGGTTCTATGGCTTTATTCAATTGCGCCTTTACTTCCATCGGATCAGATTGGATAGATGATCTTTGTTGGTTAATGGATTCTCTGATGCATGGCGTAGGTGTAGGTTTTGAACCAATTAGACAAAACCTGGAACTTTTTTCACCAGTGAGTGAAGTTGAATATGTAATACCTGATACTCGGGAAGGTTGGGTTGATTCAATACGAGTATTATTGAATGCTTTCGCACAACCTAATGGCATGTTGCCAGTTTTCGATTATGACTTTCTAAGACCAGAAGGCTCGAAATTAGTTACATTTGGTGGTACATCATCTGGACCACAACCGCTTAAAGATTTACATGAAGATATAGTAGAACTTTGTTATTCGTATTTGGAACAAGGTGATCCAATCGAATTCAAAACTGATCTTGCAAATCTAATTGGAGTATGTGTTGTCACAGGCAATGTGCGACGTAGTGCTGAATTAGCATTATGTAGCGTCTCTGATCCTATATTCTTCGACCTCAAAGATTATTCAAAACATCCTCGTCGTAAAAAATGGGGTTGGATGAGTAACAATTCTGTAAAATTAGAAACAAGCGAGGACTTTGGATTGCTTAGTTTGCTTGTACATCATAATATAGAAAGTCATGATATTGGTTTTGTTAATATGATCAATTTGAAAACAGGTCGTATAGGTAAGCGTGATAAATTAAAAGAAGATCAAGCAACAGGTTTGAATCCTTGTGGGGAGATTCCTCTTGAATCACGCGAAGTCTGTAACGTAGCAGAGACACTACCTACACGCTGTTATAATCATGAAGCTTGGCTTAATGCTTGTGAATATGCCTCATTTTATACCAGTACAGTAAATCTATTGGCTACACATCAACCGAGCACCAATGCGGTTATATTAAGAAATCGTAGGATTGGAGTATCTATAGTTGATTTCAGTGGCTGGAAACATCAAGTAGGTGTAACTAGACTAACCAGATACTTGAGAGAAGGATACAATCGGATACGTCAAGTTAATAAATTACTTGCACAAGAGGCAGGGATTCCTGAATCAATTCGAGTGACAACTGTAAAGCCAGGAGGAACTGTGCCTAAAATGGCAGGTCGTCAGGCTGGTATGTCACATCCTAATTTCACATATATGATACGAAGAGTAAGGATTCAAGTTAATACTGAATTAGAAAGAATACTAAAAGAAGCAAAGATACCAAATGAACCTGATTACTACTCGAAACAAACAACTGTATTTGAATTCCCTATATTCTCAGGTCATGTAAAACCTGCTGATCAAATTAGTATTTGGGAACAAGCTATGAATTTGATTCTTTTACAACGCGAATGGGCTGATAATGCCATTTCCAATACATTACTTTTTAGCGATAATGAGGTTGATGAATTAGAAGCTGTACTTGGTGCTATTGCACCATTAACTAAATCTGTAAGCCTGATGCGACATACAAAAGAAGGAATCTATAGACAGATGCCAGAAGAACATTTAACAAAAGAACAATATGAAACAAGATGCACAGCGATTAAAGAAATAGATTGGAGCCGATACCGTGGTGATGGACAAGATGAGAAATTTTGTACATCAGACAGATGTGAGGTACTAGCATGAATCTACTTATTGTTGACACATTTGATTTGTACCATCACTCAAATAAACGCAAAATTGATTATGTAACTACATTTGAAGGTTCATTTGGAAAAAAAATTGCATACGTATCTGATCATAAAAATAATGAAATTTTCTGCAAGTATCTACAGCACGCCGGATTCCACGTAAAAATAAGTAATGATCCAATAATTGAAATTGTAATTCTAGCTATGTTGGCTGATACGGTTACGATTGGTGGTTGTGATGATAGATTATTGCCATTGGTTCAAGTATTAAGAAGCAGAATAACAATAATTGGATTCAAAGTACCACTGATCTTTGGCAACTACTGCGAAATCAAGGAGTTAGAAGGTGACAAAGAATAAAGAAAACGAGAGAGAAGAAGAGATTAGAATATCTGAATATCAGAAAGGTATGATTGCGGCATACAATTCATTATTAGTCAAAATCACTACTCGTATGGCTCAGGTATTCTTAAATGGTAATGATTTTGAAGCTATTGTCTTACGCAATATCTCTAGGTTAATTAACAAGGAGAAAGAACAACATGAAACCGCGTGAAGTTAATTTCTGGTATTTTGTTGTAAGACTCTTGCCAAAGAAATTGATTTATTTCTGTACTGCTTGGCTCATAGGACAAGTGACTACTGGTAAGTATTCAAGAACTGAAGTGCTAAGAATAACTGCATTAGAAGCACTCCGTCGGTATGGGGATGATAATGGGATTTAAGATGCAATATCAACCTGATGTATGGTCGTGTGTGGCAACGGCATTTTCCATGTGCTTTGATGTTCCCGTCCGTAAATTGATAGGTATGGTGGGACATGATGGTTCTGAGATTCTTTGGCCAAGAATCCCAGAGCCACATAATAGACGCGGATTCCATTTGCAAGAAATGGTTGATGTTGGTTTTCTACTTGGATTTGCAGTATTGATTATCGAATCGGAAATAACATTATATAGTAATGACCCAATAGATATAAGAAATGTGAAGTCAAGATTAAGCATCTCTGATTATCTGGAAAAATGTGAAGGCGTGATTTTAGGTGTCTGGCCTAATGGGTTACGTCATGCTGTAGCATACTCTAGGGGTGTGTGTTTCGATCCTTCAGGTGACATATATGAACTCACGGATGATGTCACGATCAGAGTTTTCTGTCCTGTCTTGAAATCAAATCATTTCTCCATCGTAAAAGATTCTTTGCGAATTGGGGTTGACGGGGTTTCGGAGAAAATGTAAAATACATTTTGCCGAGAGAAGATAGCGAGGAACCCTGGAATCAAATCATTTCTAGAAATCAACATGATTTCTACATCAAACACAGGAGAGCCATGTATATAAAATGCGATGCTCGAATCGACTTCAAGCATCACAGATTACCGCCACCTATCACGGCTGATAGACTACAAGAATGTATGAAAAGGATCGAAGAATCAAAAGATGAGATCATTGAAGGTCATTTACGACTTGCCATGAATCTAGTATCGAAGTTTGCAAAGTGCAAGGAATCAAATGATTTAGTCGGTGTTGCTTTCCTAGCCTTAGTCGAAGCAGTTAATAGACTGAAGCCAAACATGAACGCCGGGGCATACATCAATAAGTCTATCACTTGGGCCTTACGGAAACATAGGTTTGACAACCATGCACTTCATGCGTCAGTCAGTACATATTATCGGCATGGCCCAAAGAGTCGAGACGCAATATCAATACATCAAAATGAGTATGAGATTGCGATAGTTGGGCGTGAGAGTGTTGGATATGAGTTATTTGACATCTTAGGGCATATCGCTGCTACGCCATTGGAAAAAGAGATACTAGAACTACGAAGTCTTGGATACTGTGATCGTGATGTTGCAACACAGTTAGGATACAGTACATCACGAATCGCACAGATAAGACAAATGTTGTATGCACGTTTCCTTTTGAAATGGGATGTCTAATCATGATTGACTATACGGAAGAAACAGCTAAGTATGAGAAATACTTGGCGGATCAAGATGCTTATTTAACCGCATTAGAAGCAGTTGAAGTAACCGAAAGGGTAGAGGTTGCTAAAACTGTAAGGGTTCGAGTGAGTCAATACATTTGCAAGATGTGTTTTGTTGATATTGGGTATGATGATCATGGTACATGCCGTCGATGTCGGGCCAAGTTGGGACGACAAGCAGCGTTGAAAACAGCTCAACTAGCTTTAATTCGGTTTGGGATGAAAACAACTGGATCAAAAGAAGTTGATAACGCGATCAGAAGAAATGTTGGTGGTTTTCACTATTAAAGGAGGACTGAAACATGGCGTATGTTGATCCAGACTACAAAAGTAAAAAAGAGTTCAAGGGAGCTGTGATGGCAGGTGTTAAGCACAAACCGTATAACCCAAGTGACATATTTGCTGAACCACAGTGATAGAGGGTCCACATTACCCGAAACCACATAGATGGTATGCTCAAGTGCGTGTCGAAAATGGAATTGTAACTAAGGTCCTTGGTTAGGAGAAAGAACATGAAGCTCAAAGACATTTTGCCTCTTGAAATTGATGCCAAGGCGCTGGCTAAAGAGACTGGTTTGTCTTCACGACAAATCAGGAAACTACGTGCAGGGGGCAGAGAGGTACCTAATCATGATTTTAGTCCTGAACAAGTGACTAAAATGCTTGAAACTAAAAAGAATCGTACTGCACAAAGTGATGCACGCGATGCATGGTATTTAGCAGAAAAGAAACTGCTAGATACATTAAGAGAATTGGATCATCAAGCTCAAGCAGCAATGATTTTAGGACATGACCATCCTAAAGAATTACATGAGTTGCTTACTCAGTTCGATGTAGAAATCCAAGAAGCTTTGAAGATGAGAGGTGCGGCAACACGCGAAGCACACAAGCTTGGCGTAAAGGCCATCTGGCTTGCAGATGTTAAGGCCATAGACAAGTTGTTGATGGCACACAACCGAAGGTTACAAGATGTTACCAACGCATTAGAGAAACCTTCGGAATCAATGCGGCGTCGTATCATTACCAAATTGGCTGTTACTTAAGGAGAAAATGATGGGAAAAGGATGTCTCAGGTGTGGAAAAGAATTCAAATCACTCAGTCTATTCAATCGGTTATGTCCTCAATGTAATCGAGCGAATCTGGGCTTGTCTAAGTTTGAACAGACCACGCCGTATAAGTCTGACTTGATAATACCAGTGAACCCTGATGCTGGTCGCTTTAGACGACGATCACTGAAACCTATAGGTCTAAGATAAGGAGGAAGAATCATGATACAAAAAGCTAGTCTCATAACTGTGCAGACACTCAAAAAGTCACATGCATCTCAAATTAGAATTGCACCCGATGGGACTGAATTATTCCTCAAGATATATGGGGAATTGGTGCTAGGGCAAATTAGACCCATTGGTTGGGTGTCTGGCGAAATGCTTGATGGCATACCCGATATGCGGGAAGCCTGGCTTGTTGAGTACATGGACAATCTGTATTGGGTGCAAGCACCTAATAACCGGCTAGGACATGGACGCGAATGGATGCGAGAATCTTGGATCGTTAACTTACCCCAAATCTTTATTTAAGGAGAAAACAATGACGTACCGTACATTAATGATCGAACTTGCCAAACTCACTGATCATCAACTTGACCTAGAAGTGATAGTTGAAGGTGGTGCGTGGGGCTGTGAAGCAGATGAATGGGAACTTTGTGAACTCGGAATTTGTGGCCCTGACCATGCAACATTATGTGATGGACAACCAACAATCATCATTGTATAGGAGGACTTAGCATGTATGAAATTGCAGTACCTGTAACTGGTTGGATAATCTATCAAGTTGAAGCCAAGAATGAAGAAGATGCAAAGGGGCAATTGAAAAAGTTTCCTTGCTCTTTTGTCTCGGCTGAATACGACGTAGATCGTGACATGGACCCTTCAAAATGGGAGGTACAAAAAATATGACTTTTACAATTGATGTTCCTATTGCCTCTGGTTACTTGAGTCATAAAGTGGAAGCCGAATCAAAAGAAGAAGCTATAGAAAAACTTCTTGCTTATGAACCCGTTTTTGAAGAACCAGAGTATTCAGTTGTCCTTGATCTTGACACTAACAAATGGGAGGTATCTTCTGATGAGTGACAAAATGCGATGGCGATATGGTGATACAAACCCGGTGGTGGCGGCAGTAAACGCTGACATAGTGATTGAGATTGGCGATCTGGTATGGCAGGACATTAATAATGCCAAATCGGCTTCTTTCTGTTCCAGTCAAGCAGCGTTTTGTAACAATTTCTTGGGTGTGGCCATGCAGCGAAGTCGCTATGGTGAAACCACACCGATTCGTGTAGCCACTACCGGCGTGTTCGAGTTCGACTGCCCGCTGGTCGCATGCGAATTGGGCGACCTGACTGGTCCGGACCATGTCAACAATGTCCTGATGAATCAGCAAGTAATGATGGTCACTGCACCCTGGTACGCAATTGGCCGCGTGGCCAAACGTCAACCAGAAGTTGTTCGTAGTGTATTGGTTGACATCCGTTCCACACTTATGACAGGAGGTATAAGATGATAGATATGATTGCAGTTTGTGATCGTGACGACAATACAGGCTTTTGTAAAGCCTGTGGCAAAGAAGTATCAGGTGTAGAACCTGATGCACGTAACTATGAATGTGATGCTTGCGGTAAGCATCAAGTGTTTGGGCTGCGGAACTTTTGATAGAAGGAGTTTCATAATGCAAATGCAAATTGAAGAGTTTGCTTGTTCTGAGATGGCTGATGCCACAGAAGAACAAAATCAAGAAGTTCTCGAATTAGTCGAAAAACTTGGATTGGATGGTCAATCCAAGTTGAAGACTGGAATCATGCCTTATCCTGAAGTGACAGGAGAGCAAAAGTTTGTTCTTGATGTCTTAACTCCAACTCGCGTAAACGTGAAGCAGTATTCCAGGACTGCTATCCCGCTTCGTGTTCTGCAAATTGCAGCACACGCAACTGAAATTGGATTTTTTGAGGAAATCCAAGTGTGGGACACAAAGGGTGTGGAGAAAGACCCCGTCCTTGTTGGTAAGAAAAGTTACACTTACTACTTACTAGCACGTTGGGGTGAACATCTTGACAACTGGACCATGATGGCCATGAAAGCGACTAAGATGGCAAAAATGGAAATGATCGGAAAGCTCAACACTTTACGTTCCGATCTTGATACCCGACTTGCACGTCTTGGTTCTGACACATTTTGTCAAGAGGATTTGACTAAGACAGGGTTCTATGTGTAAGAAGTGGTTTCCTTGGGATCACAAGGAGATCAAAGCAGGTTCGAGTCCCGCCCAAGGAACTAGAGTATGTAGAATAGGTTTGACAATGGCCGAACACATATTTGGCATGGGGATGACAAATATGCTTTCTACATACTCTTTAATTATATGTAGGATAGTGGACTGAAGACCACGACAAGTAGTTTCTAAATTTTGCCTCCCTAGAGACTATTTCCTACATATTAAGCCCAGGTGATGGAATTGGTATTCATATCGGATTTAAAATCCGAGGTCCATTTGGACATGCGGGTTCGAGTCCCGCCCTGGGTACTGAAAGGAAGGTATGACAAACATAGTAAAATTTTTGATGGACAAAGGTATGAAACTAATTGACATTGAATCATTTTTAGACGAAAAGGAGAACATTATGGGTCTTGAAGTTATGCAAGAAGCTATAAAATTAATGGAAGCAGAAGGTATGAAACCATCTACACTTTCTTTCATGGGCAAGAGTCAAGATATTAAATCCTGATTATCATGGTAAATTGGGCAAAGTGCTTCATACGGAAATTAACATGTTTGGCCTTCCACTGGTTGTTGAGAAGGGTAGGGACATTTGTTTCTATCCCTCGGAATTAGCAGAGGAGAATTAAATGAACAAAGCCAAGATGATTCGAGAAACATTCGATCAACTTGGCTGGGATACAAAAACGAAAGATATTAAGGAAACACTAAAACAGAAAGGAGTTGACACTACATCCCAGCAAGTATCGAATATACGGGCAGAATGCAAGGTGATTACAATTAAAATAAACCGAAGAATGGAGGTACGAATCTATGCAACTAGGGATAATTTATAGTCAGCATGTGAAAATCCTGGACCCCCCATTTTGATCTAGAGATCAAGGATTCAGGTGGCAAGATGTGAAGATCACTTGTCCTATGTGTTTGAAAATCGGCAAAAATACCTTTAACGGAGGATTTGCTATATGAGCTTAAAAGAAAGCATCAAGTTACTATGGAGAAATGGTGGGATAATTAAATTCTTTTGTCCCTTGCAAAAGATAGATGGACAATGGATGATTATGCTGCCATATTTTCGGTGGTATAATGAAACTTGGCATTTTTCAATGAGGTCTATTAACAGGAGAAAATAGATATGAGAGAATTTGTAATGCTTGCAAAAGTGTATGAAAATCAAGATGTCCGGGGCTGGTACATGAGTGAAAAGATGGATGGTATGCGTGCCTGGTGGGATGGGGGTATCACACGCGGACGTGATACACGCGAGATACCTTGGGCAAATAATCAGAAATCAAGTGGAATATCTACGGGTCTCTGGTCTAGATATGGGAAGGTAATACATGCACCTTTTGAATGGGTGGATCAGTTGCCAAAGATACCACTAGATGGTGAACTCTGGCTGGGACGTGGTAATTTCCAAGAGACCATGAGTGTGTGCCGCCAAAAGGTGGGAGACGCAAGATGGAAGAGCGTGAAGTACAAGGTGTTTGATCTACCGTCATATGACGTTGTGTTTATGACGGGTGACATACGGAATCCAAATATAAGTATTAAGTTGGATACTTGCCTTGATTTCATTGGTAGGGACAAGATCAAGGCACCTTTGCCTTTTTATCTTGTTGTTGATATGTTTGGTAGTGTGACTTGGCCCGACAACTGTGAACCGGTGACTCAGTATAAGATTTCTGATGTTTCCGATCTAACTGATTACTTGGAAGTAGTGGTCAAACTAGGTGGTGAAGGTTTGATGATCAGACATCCTGGTTCTTATTGGGTGCCTTCACGTTCTCAGTTCCTACTCAAATACAAACCCTATATCGACGATATGGGATTGGTGGTCGGTTGGGAGCCTGGCAAGGGGAAATACGAAGGCATGGTAGGTTCCCTAGTGATAGAGTGGTGTGGTCGTCGATTCCAGCTCTCTGGATTCTCGGATCAAGAAAGAAAGATTGGACACTTTAAGATTGGCGAAAGAGTAGAGTTTCGCTATCGAGAATTATCTGATGGTGGACTACCCAAAGAAGCAAGGTATCAAAGGAGGGAAACATGAAATTAGTAAGTCTTACAGGTGTTTTGCTTTTTGAAGATGATTCTTCAACAATCCTGGAAACTTTGCATTTTGCAATGAAAGGAGGAGCCGACCTACAGGGAGCCGACCTACTGGAAACTAACCTACTGGGAGCCAACCTACTGGGAGCCGACCTACGAGGAGCCAACCTACTGGAAACTAACCTACGAGGAGCCAAAGATGGTGATAAAGAAATCCTGAATATAATACAATGTTCAGGTATTGGAAGTAGAAGAAGAATGACAACTGCTGTGATCTTAAAGGATGAGATCAAAATATATTGTAGTTGTTTCACTGGGAGCATAACAGAGTTTGATGATCGGATCAAAGTAGTATATGCTAATAGTCCTAAGCATTTGATGGAATACCAAGCTACGATTGCTTGGATTCTAGCAAATGCTGAAATAGAAAGGAGGGAAGCATGAACATTATTGTGGATAGAAAGGACTTGGCTTTTGGAGAAGATTACAGGATCAAAGAATCCTGGACCAAAAATTTGGAACCCTAGAATAAGGAGGTACATGCTATGCAAGTGATTTTGATGCAAGTGATTTTGATGCTTGGTGCTGTCACTGATTTTCAGGTGGAACCAATAAAATTGAATGGAATCATTCAATTTAGTTACGTGGTGCAGGTCGATGAACTTACAAAGAATGACGCATACTAAAACGGTTACATTGAAACAAGCTCTTGTGTTTAAGTGGAAAATTCATCAAATAAAGAAGGAGGGTGAATAAATGGACGTAGTAGTGACTAAAGCGACTGAAGCACCTGATGCCTTGCCTTTTAGCGACCTGGATGTGGGTGCCATATTCCGGTTGGATACTGGGAAAGCGGTGTATATGAAGGTGCGACTACGGCATGAAGAAGGGTACAAGATGGTGGAATTGATGACTGGTCATGCGTATCCACCATCTAGATCGTTGTGTTTGGAACTAGAGGCAGAAGTAAGAGTTAAGGACTGGTGATTTAAAACCAGGAAAAGGAGACTGAATGATCAAGTATCTTAGTCCAACAAGTCTGCAAGCCTGGCGTAAAGATAAAACTGAGTTTTATCTCAGGTATTTAGCGGAGGATAGAGTACCACGTTTCCCACAAACCAAACACATGGCTGTTGGTTCAGCTTTTGATGCTTATGTCAAAAGCGAGTTGGGAAGAATGATTGGAGTTGAGGTGGATTTTGAAGAATTATTTGAGAAACAAGTGGAATCGGAGAATAGGGAAATAGCGAGAATTGATGGGAAGATCGTAATGGAAAGGTATAAGGGCCTCGGGTGCCTTGCTGATTTAGTAACAATGATTCAAGGATGTGCTCGATTTGAATTTACTGTAATGACAGAAGCAAAAGGGAAGGAGGTAGGGGAAGATGGAGGTCTTACTTTACTTGGCAGACCAGACGCTTACTTCACTGATCGTTATGGCAATGATATTATACTTGATTGGAAAGTTAATGGCTTTTATAGTAAGAGCCGTTTATCGCCAATGAAGGGGTATATGAAGTTGAGACCTGGTGGGGAATGTCACCGGGATGCGATAGTAATGGATCATCGGGGAGTGCAATGCAATATAAGTTACGGGTTAGAAGTATGTAACGAGGTTTGGGCGTTACAACTTGCTACATACTCTTGGCTGACTGGTCAGCAGATTGGTTCCGATTTTATCGCGGCCATTGATCAAATTGTTGGCCCTGACTTGCGAGTGGCAGAGTATCGTGGAGTAATAGGAGCAGAGTATCAATGGAAGTTGTATGAAGAATATACAGAATTGTGGGAGATTGTGAAATCAGGTTGGATATTTCGTGAGATGTCGGAGGGTTCATCGAGGGAGAGGCAAGAGATTTTAGACAAACAAGCACAAGGATTACGGGAAGGAGGCGAATGGTTTTCGAGTGTCACACGCGGTTGACTGGATTCCTGGCCAGATTCAGTTGATCTTTTAATCACGGCTTAATAAGGAGACGACAATGACGAGTGTTGATCTATTGAGACAGATCGAAAGATTTGTAGGTAAGGTTAATGAGGACGATCTGGAAGATATGGTTTTCAAGATCCGAACGACTCTTGGTGTACAGGAAGTTGATTGTGTTGTCGGTGATTGTGACATTACTTTCTCAGATTATGATGATGCTACGATCACAGTAGAATTGGATGATATTGTTGGTGCTCGTTGGGTTGCGTCCGGTACGATTAGCGATGGTACTTTGGGTGGAACTTACTAAGGAGAAATGATGGCTAAGCCACGCTTTCATGTTTCATCTTTTAACAATACAGTCACAGTGCAAATGAATGAAGATTTTGCCTGTGAGTTATTTGATTTAATTAGGATGAAGCCAGGTATAAGTCCTACTTTATTTGCTTTGAGTGAGAAAATCGAGAATCAATTTTACTTCATGGGGAAATTGACAAAGCGGCCTGATAGAATACCCCTGGAGTCGGAGGAATCGGTGGCATAAGTGTAGACCAGCACACCTTTTTGGTGTGCTGGTCTTTTTCTTTTTAGATCAAATCTGGTCTAGGCTAGGAAGCGTAATAGGGCGACGGGGAGAGGATGGTCCAGATATAGCTGAGTGCCTAGAATCGGCTCCAGTGACGATGCTATGGGCCTAGAATCGGGTACAGTGGGCTTTGGGTCTAATGGGCTTTGGGTTACTGGACTTACTAACTAAGACCCTATTCTATACTCTACTATTCTCTCTCTCTCTCTCTCTCTCTCTAATATAGTATATAAGGAACTTAGGAAGTAGTTATTGACACACCTAAACGGGTGGTCTGTAGTCAAATTGACTATAGACCAGATTTGATCTAATAAATAATTGGGGTATTGTTGATCAACAATAAGGTGTACAATAAGGTGTAGTCAATTTGACTACAGGTGTATGATAAGGTGTAGTCAATTTGACTACAGGTGTATGATAAGGTGTAGTCAATTTGACTACAGTCTTAATACACCTGTAGTCAACAGGTTTCGTGCTTCGTGCTTTGTGCTTCGTGCTTCGTGCTTCGTGCTTCGTGCTTCGTGCTTCGTGCTTCGTGCTTCGTGCTTCGTGCTTCGTGCTTCGTGCTTCGTGCTTCGTGCTTCG